ACGAGATGAGCGCTAGTCTCGTGGGCTCGGAGATGTGTATAAGAGACAGCCTCATCCTATTCCCAATCTATCTAAACCTATTGCCTAATCTCCTTTTCATTCTCATTATCTTCATTCTCATTATCTTCATTCTCATTATCTTCCTTTTCATTCTTATTATCTTCCTTTTCATTTTCATTATCTTCCTTTAATTCTCCTCCCTTTTCATTTTCATTATCTCTCTTTCATTCTCATTATCTCTCTTTAATTCTCATTATCTCTCTTTCATTTTCATTATCTCCCTCTCATAGATATTATCTATCACATCTCCATCTCTAATAGACCCGATCTATTAGATAGAATCTATCTTATCTCCGTCTTTAATAGATTCTATCTATTATCATCTCTATTATCATTATCATCATCTTTATGATTATTAGTATTAGTTCTATCATGAACATTAGTGTAATCATCATGATTAGTCATATTAATATCTTCAAGTTTAGCCTCAACAGTATTGTCAAGTTTAATAAGACTTCTAGTCATACTAATCAATAGCATTAGTTCTAGCTAATAATAGCTCTACTAGTAGTATTAGTATTATAATGACTATTAAACCTAGTCTTAATAGTAATATTAATATTAATCAAACTAATATTGCTAATACTGATATTGATTATGTTCTCTATACTCTTTATACTCTTGATGTTGATTATGTTTATTATATTCGCTATATTTATGATGTTGATCATATTCTTTCTCATTTAAATTCTATTGCTATAACTATTTTAGTTATTTTAATGCAGCGATTCAGTATTAGTTAGAATTATAATATAAATAAATTATAATATATTTGAAGTATTAAATTTAATCGTTATATTTGTTGCGTTAGTCAGTAGAATAATATTGCTACTGATAATAATATTAATCTTAAACTTATAAGTGTTATGGTAAATTTTGATAATGTTACTACTGGTATTCCACAAAAGCCTAGAAAAAAGACTATGGCTGAAAGTTTAGAAGAAGCTAAACAAGAAGGTAGACTTGTTGTTCCAGAAGAAGATAAACAAGAAAATGCTGTTATTAGTACTGAAACTATTCAATCTAAGTCTGATAAACCTAAGAAAAAGAAGAAAGTTAAAGTTAGAAAGGATGGTGAACAAACTGTTACTGTCAGTCAAGAAGATAATGATTTTAAAGATGCTAAGACTGATAAGCGTGGTGTTCCTGTTGGAATTAATGTTCCGCAGCATATTCTTGATGTAGTTTGTATTGTTAAGTTTAATTCTGCTTTTAGACGTCATACTTCTCTTAATATTCTTCATACTTTAGAAGACGATAATAGGATTAATAACTCTAAAGGTGCTTATGTTGATTTTCTATGGAATAAGTTTAGAGTTACTGCTGATGGTGGTCTTCGTAGAGAATATAGATATACAGAAGATTTATTTATTGATGCTCTTGTTAAAGCTCATGCTGATGTAGCTACTGATAATCAAAAGGTTATTAATAGTATGATTGATACAGAAGCTGAACTTAATAAAGCTAAATCTCCTGATTAACTAAGTTTATAGTATAGACTCCCCGTGGAGGATGATAGTGTTGTTGAATTAGTTAAAGCTAGTCTTCATTTGCTATTCATTTTTATCCATTTTGTTACAGGGTTTTATATTTATTTGTTTAGAGTTAAATACATTGATGATAATCATCCTCTACTCGGAGTTTATTTTAAATATATTATTATGGAAAGAACTGATATTTATTTTGTTGAAGATGATACAAGTTTCAATAATAATGTTGAAGGTGTTGAAATTCATGCAGAATGTCTAAGTCAAGATTATGATGACATTGCTTGGGAACCAACAGTTGATGATACTCCTGCTGTTGATCCTGAAAATGATATTTTTGGTTATTACGATTAATTAAATGTTTGTATTATGAATTATAATGAAATTTTTGCAAGTTGTATTATGTCTGAATTACGTAACGAAGCTGATTTATCAAAGAGTTGTGAATATTGTAAGAATTTAGCTGATTTTAGTGAAGCTATTAAAGGTAAAGGTTTATCTAGTAAAGAATATGCTCTAGCTATTAATTTATTTAGTTTTGTTTATAGAGAAAAACATCATGTTGAATCTTTTGGTAATACTAGAGAAAGTGTTGTTGAATATGCTCTTGATAATTTTCAAATAGATTGGTTAGTAAGACGTTGGGATAGCGTAATTAAATCTAAGGATGAACTTAAAAATGTTATTGCTGTTCTTCCTCAAAGTTTTAAAAATATTATTGTTGATATTGTTGATACGCAATCTCTTATTAATCATAATATTGCTGAACATCTTATTAAAACTTCTGAAGAAGAATCAATTGAAATAAGTAAGATGCTTATTCCTACTACAGATAATGAAAATAAACTTAAACACTTTACTGAAAATGAACTTATAGAAGAACTTAAACGTAGAGAAAAAGAACGAATTGCTACAAAATAATTAATAATCCCATTTTAGATACTATGGTCTGTGAAGATAGTAGTATTATTTTACTTGCTGATGATGGAGGAATTGAACTCCGAAACTATAATATTCATCCGTTTTAATCTGGTTAAAATTGTGCTAATAGCATGGTCTGTGAAGATAGTGCTATTGATAATTATTATAGTCCAAGTATGTTATGTTTTAGTCATATAATACTTTTTTGGTTAAGTATTTGGTGTTAATATTTTAGTTATTATTAATTGTGAAATTAGTAATAATAGTGATTGTGTAAACTCATATGTTATTTGTGCCTAGCTTTGTCTGTGAAGATATTGCTAGGCTTTTTAGTATGTATATTATTAACTTTAAACATATAATTAAAATGGATAATTTTGATGAAATTATTTTTAATGGTCTATTAGATAGATACATTGAAGAACAAGCTAAGTTTGAAAAAGGTCAAGTTGTGTATATGGAATATACATATCAATATCATAATCAAACTAAACTTGGTGTTTGTATTGGTATTATAACTAATGTTTCAGTTACTAAAGTTGAACGTACAGTAGGTAATAATAAATATATTGATTATCCTATTGTATATGCTGTAACTCATGCTAAAGGTGTTAGTTATAATGTTAGTGAATGTAAACTTGGTTCTGTTTCTGAACATATACTTAAAGAACGTCTTAAACGTGGTGATAAAAATATTTCACAAAGTAATGATTCGGAGCAAGACAATTAGGTATTATTGCCTGTTATATCTTCGTAGATATAGTTCTTTTGTCCTCTATTAAATTTTGATATATAATATGATTAATTCATCAAGAATCATATTGCGTTCAATATAGGGCAAAAGAACTAGCTAATAAATGTTAAATTAAAATTTTAATACAGTTTTACTATGAATTATATTTCTTATAAACAAGCTGATGGAACTATTGTAACTGGACTTAAAGTTAAACTTTATGATATAGTTATATTATCTAGTGGATATTGGAAAGATGAACTTGGTATAGTTTTATATATTGATGAAGCTAAAAAACAAATTAAACTTCGTGTTATTAAATGCGGTATGGATTTAACTCTTAAGGTTAAAGATGTTCAATTTGTTAATCATAATAATAAAACTGTTGCTAAGTCTTATATTGATTTATGTAATAAACTATCTGCTGCTTTTCGTAATAAATATACTGATAAACAATATATAAAAGATAATTGGTTTACAGATAAATTTATGATTAATGATGTAACTGCTAATACAATTGCTAAAGGTATTGGACAGTATATTACTAATGAAGATAGTGAGAAATATTCTGTTAGTGCTATTATTTGGCTTAGTGATATTAAAGATTATATAGATGCTTTATTTAAATATGGTGATTTTGATTTTGTTGCTAAAGCATTTAGAATCTATAATATTACTGATACTAGATTTGAAGTTATTCGTAATCTTTATAATTATTTTTATGAATGATATTGATACTGTTAATGTTATTTCCTTTATTTTAGGAATTATTATAGTTGTATGTATAATTCTTTCTATTAAACTTTATAGTGCTCATAAAAGAATAGATAAATTAAGTGGTGAGTTAGAATTTGCTATGATTAAACTTGAAAAAGTTGATTATATTCTTCGTATTATTAGTAATAAGTTTAATAATGTTGATAGTGAAAAATAACTCAATTCCATCCTCTACGGGGGAACGCCACGGAGCGTAGCGTAGTGGCACTACTGATATAAATGTTATTGATATTAATAATTTTATTATGAGTACAAATATTGATATTATATTGCTTATCTTTGTATGTTTTATTATACTTATCATTCATGCTGTTGCTGATTATAATATTCATACTGGCAGAAATGGTATTGAAGAAATTAATTCTGCTATTTTAAGAGATATTGTTATTGTGATAATTTATCTATTTACTAAATATACTATTATTAATCTTTAAAAATGTAAAGTACTTATGGGAAAGTATGATGAAGTTTCTGTTGTTCGCCAACTAAGTAAAGTTGGTTCTATTATTGATATTAATATTGTTGATAAAGTTATCAAGATTGCTAAAAATGGTATTCTTGGTAATGGTACTAATGGTAAGATTGATTTTCTAACTCATTATTGTGGATATCATCTTATTGTTATTGATATTATTCAACAGCAAAAAGAACGTGATGAAGAAATAGCTGCTAAAAAGGCTGCTAAAAAGGCTGCTAAAAAGGCTGCTAGAAAAGTAACTATTTATAATAAAAATAAAGACGAAAATACTATTGAAGGTATTTCTCATGCTGTAAGTAAACGTATGCGTGCTATTAAAAGAAAATAGTATGCTATGGTTAGTTTTAAATTCTCATTTGGAGTTGTAGGTAAATCCAAAGAGAAAGAACAAATAAATAAATATGTTATTATAGTTGCTAAATGTGAGGGAATTATTAGATATGTTGATAATACTTATAAAGTAGAATATAATGGTAAACTATATAGCATAACTGGTGAAAGTTACAGAACTAAAGGAAAGAAAGTTATTTATGCTAGAAGACTAGATAAATATAATCATAGAATAAAAATTATAAGAGATAGTGAAAATAGAAAAACTGTTGATACTAAATTTTATATTCCTTTTGCTGCTGGACTTATAGCTAAAGGTAAAATTGTTAAAATGCCTTTTGCTAAGGAACTGTTTCATATTACTACATGTTATAATCGTGGTGATAGTGAATCTACTATTTTAGCTTTTCAAGAATGGAAAGAATATGAAGATAAAGTTAAAAATAATCTTATTGATATAAATAATGAATTGGAATGATTAGTAAACTAGAAATAGCTAATACTCCTAAGAAAGACAATAATATTACTTTTACTAAAGACCAAGAAATTGCTGTGCATAAACTTATTGAGTTTCTTGCACAGCCTTGGGATGATAAAAAGTTTATTAATGCTCTTTGTGGCGCTGGCGGTACTGGTAAAACTTTTGTTATTAAATATGTTATTGATAATTGTAAATGGTCTAATAGCGTTATAGGCTGTGCTGCTCCTACTCATAAAGCTTGTAGAGTTCTTAGTAGTTCTATTGGCAATAAAGAAGTTAATACAATACAATCTGTATTTGGCTTTAGACTTGATGTTGATATTGAAAACTTTGACCCGGAAAATCCTGCTTTTAATCCTAAAGGTAAAGATAAACTTGATGAACTTAAAGTATTAATAATTGATGAGGCTTCTATGTTAAATGCTAAACTTGTTAAGTATATTAGTAATAGATGTAAAAAGCTTCAAATTAAAATTATTATGCTTGGTGATTCAAGTCAGCTTCCGCCTGTTAATGAAAAGACAAGTCAAGCATTTCTTATATCTAGTAATACTTATTATCTTAAAGAAGTTGTTAGACAAGGAAATAATAATCCTATTGGTAAACTTCTTAAACTTCTTCGAGAAGATATAGAAAATAAGAATACTTGGAAGTTTCTTGATTATATATCTAAAAATAAACAAGAATATAATGAAAAAATTGAAGGGTATTATGTTTGTGGTCAAGCTGAATTTTCTGAAATAATTGATACTTGTTTTAATGATGAAGCTTATACTAAAGATATAGATATGTATCGTATTATAGCTTATACTAATAATCGTGTTGCTACATGGAATAATTATGTTAGACATTCAATTATTAAAGATGCTGATAAAAGTTTAATTACTAGTAATGACTTAATAATGAGTTATGTTACAATAGTTAATGCTTTTAATGATATTATTATTAACAATAGTGAAGAATATATTATTAAAGATATTATTGATACTGTCGATAACACTTATGAGTTTAAAGGATTTCTAGTTAAATTTCAAGCTATTCATGGTGGTGAAATAACTCAACCTTTATTTGTTATTAATCATCACGATAATTATACATTTCAAATGTATTATAAGAAATTGACAGAACTTATTAATGATGCTAAACAAGCTAGTAGTTCTGAACGTGGAAGTAAATGGAAACAATATTTTGATTTTAAACGTAAATATCTTCTTGCTACTAATGTTACGAATAGTAATGGTAAGATTATATTTAGTAGAGATCTAGATTATGGTTTTGCAATTACTTCTCATAGAGCACAAGGTTCTACTTATAAAAATGTTTTTGTAGATATTAATGATATGATTTATGATAAGTATGGAAATCCTTATACTAATAGGGATGAAATGCTTCGTAGATTATATGTTGCTTGTTCTCGTGCTAGTAATCAATTAGTATTATGTTATGGCAAATAAAACAGTTGATGAATATATTGATTGTATAAATTGTCCTAATCGTATATTTAATACTGGTAGTTATATAATTGGTGGTAGAGGAAGTATTCATGGAGATATTGTTTTCCTATTTTCTAAAAGCGATAAAGAATATAATAATAATCAATTATTTATTGATGTTGGTAATCTTTATGATGAATATTCTGGACGCAATAACACTGAAGATGTATATATGACTTATAGTGTTAAATGTTCTTGTTCTAATAATTATGATACATATAATGCTGCTGTTAATAATTGTCGTAAAATTTTATGGAAAGAATTAGCTAAACTTAATTATAAATATCTATTTATATTTGGTGAAGCATGGAGAAGTATTAGTAATAATCCACTTCCTAGATTTATGGCTACTGGTGGTAAATATGTACTTGTTAATTATTCTCCTTTTGTTAAATATAAAGATGAAAATCTTTATCATACTTTTAAACAACGTTTTGTTGATGATGTTATTTGGGTTACTAAAAATAGAAATAATTATGGTATTGGAATATAAATGATTAATTGTATAGGTTATGATGTTGAAGTTCTAAGAAATTTCTTTTCTATAACTTTTGTTAGTATTAACAGCTATCTTAAAGTTTTTAAAGATTGTGTTGGAGATGATGGAAAAGCTATACCTTTAGTTCAAAAACTATCTGTTGAACAGATTAAAGCTCGTCTTAAAACTGTTGAAAAGTATAGTTTTTATATTACAGATAAAGATGACAGTCAATTACTTACTATAATAGATTATATTAATAAGACTAGACTATATAAAGATTCTAATGGAAATATTATTCGTACTGATTTGTATGGATTTAATAGTTTTAATTATGATAATCTTATGGTTGCTGCTTTACTTAGTTTTTATATGCGTACGAATAGTACGAAAGAACTTATTACTAAGTTATATGAAACAAGTAAAACTATAATTAATAGTCAAAATGATAAAGATAGATTTAAAAATGATTTTTATCTTACTAGTCTTAGAAAATATAAACTACCATTTACTGGTATTGATGTAATGAGAATATTTGCTCTTAACAAGGCAAGTTCTGTTATAGATAAGAAAACAGGAGAACGTAAATATGCTCCTAAAGGTCTTAAGCAAACTTCTATTAATCTTCAATGGTATGAACTTCTAGAATATGAACTTCCTAATATCAATGAAAAAGAAGCTGAACTATATAATAGTATTCCTAATCTTAAGGGGATGACTGTTCAACAACTTAATAAGTTTGTTGATAAGTGGGATAGATTTATTCTTGATGAATATATTGAACCTATGATGCATTATAATCTTAATGATGTTTTTATAGTTTGTGAAATTGTTCGTCTTTATCCTGAAGAAATTAAATCCAGATATGCTATTAGTAGAGCTTATGATGTAGACGTTCTTAATTCTAGTCGTAGTAAAACTGCTGATATTCTTTTTGAGAAGTTTTATAGTAAATTTAGTGGTCTTGCTCCTGAACAATGGAAAGGTAAGAAAACTGAAAGAACTGCTATGAGTTTTAAAAAAGTTATTTTTCCTTTTATTAAATTTAAAACTAAACCTATGCAAGATTTTCTTGATGAATGTCTTAAAACTACTATTTATAGAGTTAATAAAGATGCGTTTAGTAAAGAAGTTAAAATTGGAAATGTAACTTATACTGTTGCTACTGGAGGTTTACATAGTCAAGATAATCCTGTTGAATTATGGAGTAGTGGTAGAGAACTATTTCCATCCTCCACGGGGGGTCAACACGATGTACTTAATGACGATGATTATGTTTATATTCATGCTGACATAAATATTTGTGTCGTAATCCCTTTAATTGCTGGAAACTCGTGAAGATAATAGTGCTACAACATAAGATGAAAATCTAAGTGTGAATGCTGGAAAAACTATTATTATATGACAATCAGCAGCCAAGACTATTCATCGTGTTGTAAAACATGATAATAGTAAGGTTCAACGACTATCTCGTAAGAGAGTAGTAATTAATACTTATCAAATTAATTACGAAATGGGGGACAATTTTAAATTAGAATTTTTTGTATGTATCCGAAAAGGTTGTATCTTTGTTCTGAATTATAAATTAATAATATAACTATGGTAAAATTTAATTTTAATAAAAGAGTTATTAATAATAATAAAAGAACTAATCAATATGTTGATTATGGTACATTTGCACATTATAAATTTGCTGGTATTTATAAAATTACTTCTAAGACTACAAATAAGTCTTATATAGGTGCTTCTAAAGATATTTCTGCTAGACTTCAAAAACACTTTAGCGAATTACGTCATAACAGACATAGAACTAAAGAATTACAAAATGATTATAATAAATATGGTTATAATGATTTTGTTTTTGAATGTATAGAACAAACTAATAATTTTTTATTAGAAAAAGAAAAGAATTATCAAATTAGTGAAGGTATTGATAAATTATATAATGAAAAAATTAGTGGTTATTATATGACAGAAGAATGTAGAGATGCTCACAAAAATGCTGATAAATCTACACATAAAACTAAAGAATATAGAAATAAAATGTCTAAAATAACCGCTAATAGATATGGAAAATATAGTTTATTTGGTACTCTTATTAAAACTTATGATAATTTTAAAGATATATTATTAGAAAATCCAAATTATAAAATAAATCCTATTAGAGGATGTTGTAATGGAAGTAAAAATACTGCATACGGATATGTTTGGCGATATATTGATAATGATAATAATATTGTTAATGACGGATACAAAAAAAGAAGAAAAAATGTTTAAAATTGAAGATATAGTCTAAACTGTAATGAAAGTTACAGAAGTATTTGAAACTTGATATGTTTATATAAAACAAATACTTATTATTGAAATAGTATGTATCCTAGTATTATTGCTGCTCATAAAGTAGCTCCAGCTCATCTTGATACTAATGCTTTCTGTAATCTTATTGAATGGCTTAAAAATAAGCGAGTTGAAGTTAAGCATAGTAATGAAGATATTGTAGATGGAATTGATAGAGATACTTTAGCTTTGGTTCTTAAGATTGTTATTAATTCTGTTTATGGTAAACTTGGATTTGAAGCTGGTAATCTTTATGATAGACTTGCTGTACTTAAAACTACTATTAATGGACAGTTAATGATGTTAATGTTAGTAGAAGAGTTAGAAATAAATAATATTCATGTATTAAGTGCTAATACTGATGGTATTGTTATTAAACTTTATAAACGAGATATTGACATTTATAATCGTATTAAAGATACTTGGGAAAATATTACTAAACTTAAGTTTGATACAGATTATTATAATTGTCTAATTAGCAGAGATGTAAATAATTATCTTAGTCAGTTTAGAGTTATTAAAAATGGTGTACATAAACTTAAACTTGAATCTAAAGGAGCTCTTAATCCTATGATGTATTCTTTAGATTTAACTAAAGGTTATTCTATGCCTATTGTTGCTCAAGCTATTGAAAACTATTTTCTGAAGAACAAACCTGTAATGGATACTCTTCAAGAAGCTACTAATATTCTTGATTTTTGTTTAACTCAAAATGTTGGTAAGCAATTTCATGTTGAAGAAACTAAAATTGAAAATGGACAAGTTATTAGAATTGTTTGTCAAAGATATATTCGATTTTATGTTTCTAATAATGGATATATAATTGAAAAAGTTCATAACGATAATGGTTCTCGTAATAGAATGGCTGCTGGTTCTGTAGTTACAGTTATTAATACACTTGATGATAAAGATATTTCTTTACGTGATATTAATTTTAAATTTTATTATCAAGAAGCTATGAAGATTATTAATCCTATTAAACTTAAAATTTCTCCTAAAGGAAAAGGCAAAAGTAAAATTAAAAAGTATAGTGGTATGTATAATCCTATTTTTAATGAAGATGATTTTGAATGAAAAATGTATTAGAAGAATCTTATAATAAACTTATTAATAAATGGGGTTCTAAACAATATAAAGGTGTTGGAACTATACATTGTGTTCAACCTCTTCAATATACTGAAATTATAAGTAGAATTATAGTTCTTATGCGTAATAAGAATCCTAATATTAAAATACTTATTGTTGTAGGTGTTTGGAAGGAAAGAACTGAAATTATTGATGCTCTTAAAAATAATAATATAAATATAGATACTATTAATATTCTTACTTATACTTATATTAATAGTAAATATAATTATAATTATGATGTTTCTATTGTTGTTGGAGTTAATGAATGGAATCTTTATGTTAATACTGCGTTTAATTATGCTAGATTTAAACTTATGATTATAACTAAAGATACTATTGATTCTGCCAAATTAAGTACAATTTATCTTAATATTCCTCCTATTAATGATAGTATAAATTCTAGTAATATTAATGGAGTTCGAGCTTTACTCCCCGTAGAGGAACATAGAGAGCCTATTCTATTTATTAATCAAGAAGATATTGATAATTACGATAAATATACTGAATATATTACTCAAACTATTCAAGTATTTGGTAATCTTGATAATATTAAATATGCTCGAAGTGGTACTCCAGATGGACGTAGTGCTATGCAATATATTACCGAAATAGCTGAGTATAATGGATGGAGTAATAATATGGATATGACTAATCCTTTTAGTAAACAAATAGATAAATGTTATAATCCTATTGTTCTTTCTGAAAGAGTTAAGACTTTCTATAATATTGTTCGTGAACGTACTCTTCTATGTTCTGATAATGTTTGTAAACTAGATAGAATTGTCGAGATTGTTAAAGATAATCCTGATAAGAAATTTATTATTATTAGTAAGAGAGGAGAATATGCTGCAACTATTGTTAAATATATTAATGATAAATTAGGTGAAATATGTGGTGATTACCATGATAAGATTGATGATAAAGTTCTAGTTGATTCTAATGGCATTCCAGTTTTATATAAGACCGGAAGCCAAAAAGGTAAGCCTAGAATCATCAAATCTAAGGCTATTTCCACGCTGAATTTGAAGGCTTTTAATGATGGCTTATTAAGAGTATTATCCATAAAAAATAGTTCAAATACGGAGCTAGAAACAAGCGTAGACGAATGGATAATAACCTCACCATTATGCGATACAATAGATGAACTTATATATAGATATAATGGTATTAATTGTAATCAATCAAAACTTAAAGTACATAAACTTTATATAAGTGGAACTATTGAAGAAGCTGCCTTAAAGAAAGAAAAGTTATCACCTAATCATCAGATTATAGAAAATGTTAATTCTAACATTTGTGCTCAAAGTTTTGATGATATTATTTGTTAGTATAAATATAATAGTTACATTTGTAGTGTAATCAAAATCGCTCTTTGATGTAATGGACGAAGAAAAAGAAATTAAAGTTAATGATACTGCTATTACTACTAGTAATAATGGTATTGAAAAACACAATGGTATTCAACATACCAATGCTGCATATCAGTTAAATTATATGAGTGAAGCTGAAATTGCAGGTCTTGAACTATTTATTAAACGTGTTATGCGTAGTGATAAATGTGGTATTAAGTCTATTGAAGATGGTCTTGCTATTGCAATGCGAGCTAAAGACCTTAGACTTCCATTTTCTACTTGTATTGAACATATTCATGTAGTTCAAGGTAAAACAGGTGTTGATGTCCATATTATTAAGGCATTACTTGTCAAAGGCAGCGTGAGTTGGGAAAAAATAGATAATTATCGCGCTCTGTACGAATATACAGATGGCTTTAATGCTTATGATGAAGATAAACTTCCTCAAGACTATATTAAGTGTCTTACTCCCAAAGAGGCACAAACTAAAAATACAGAAGATAAAGAACATGAACATATATATGTTTATCCTGTTAAATATTATAAAGATTATAATGGTAATGTATATAAAGAATATCAGCTTAATGGTAAGTTTGAAATAGCTACTAATCCTGCTGAAGCTAAACAAATTGCTTCTACTGGTAAAGTTCCTGTTTATAGAATACCTGCTATTCCTATTGATTATATTACTCGTTATCGTTTTTATCGTAAGATTGGTGGACGTGATATTATTGCTGAGGGTGAGTTTACTTATAAAGATGCTATTGTTGCAGGATGTTTTGAAAAAGATACTTATAAGAAATATCCTAAGATAATGATTAGTCATAGAGCATTTGTTTATGGTGCTCGTGAAATTGCTAATGATTTAATTATGGGCTGTCTTAGTACAGAAGAATTAAAGACTATGCAAGGAATTGATTTGAGTAATGAAGATATTATTGATATTACTGAAATTCAATAACATAAACAAGATAGAGATTTTATTATTAAACAAAACAGTTGTAAAACTGATATTATTAACTTTTAAAATTTAAGTAAAATGAAAGATTTTAGCAAAGGTTTAAGTTTTGGTATGGGTATTGTTAATGCTGGTCAAAGAGCAGTTAGTGAAGAACCTGAATTGGTAGTTGTTTCTACTCCTGGTAGTTTCCGTATGACTGCCCAAGTTTCTAAAGCTCTCGGCATTGCGAATGGTGAATATGTAATGTTCATTAATAACTGTGCTAATATTGATAACGCTATTATCAATAAAGTACCCGAAGTTGTCGCTTTCTGTGAAGAAAAAGGTTTGGATGTTGATTCTCCCGAAGCTGCTATGGCTGTTCATGCTGAATTTGATATTTGGGCTTTAGCTAAAGGTATTGCCGAACTTGATAAGAATGGTAATCCTTGTACTACTCGTATTCGTATGACTAAGAACGATAAAATTAAGTATGTTAATACTTATTTTAATGAAACTCTTGAAGGCGCTTTAGCTTCTTCTAATGAAGAGTTAAAAGCTGTTCTTACTCGTGAAGGTATTACAGAAGATGAACAAAAAGAACTTTTGATTAGCTGCATTCAGGGTGATGAAGTTGCTAAAGTTAAAGGTTCTAAATGTGCTAATACTGCTGCTTTGTCTGGTATTGGTGTAACTCTTAACTTTACTGATTCTAACGTATGGAAACAGTTGAAGTCTAATATGACCGATGAAGAAGCTACTTCTAAGAATCGTGTTTACGCTGTTGATATTGACAATTTGCAAGAAGCTGTTGTTAATAACGGTCATAAAGATGTAGTTGTTAAGATTGCTTTGCTTACTGAATATAAAGACGAAGACCCTATTCGTATTGGTAAGAAAGGTGAAGCCGAAAAGACTGAGAAATAATAAATCTTCGTCCTAATATTATAGTATTTTGAACATAGAGCCGTATTATTAGTAAATCTAATGATGCGGCTTTTATTTTATCTAATAATTCTTTTAATTACTTTAATTATGTCGACAGAAAAAGAAATTAAGAATGAAGCTGCTGTTGCAGCAAGTGCTGAACAAACTGCTAATGCAGAAGTACAAACACCTAAGAAACGTAAAGGTAGAGGTATTAATAATGAATTACGTGATGTAACTCGTAAGAAATTTGATGAACGTACTGATTGTAATAAAGCTAATGGTTTATTCATTGGACATCTTGAAGATGTTAAAGTTGATTGGGCTACATTGAAAGATGATGTTCAAGGTATGCCTTCATTTGCTGGTATGAGTATTCCTTATCTTACATTTACTTTTGCTAGTAATCATGAAAATATTAACGAGCGTCGTTATGTAACTCAACGTCTTCTTCCTGCTGAAAGTAATGTTGAAACTATTCCTGGAGCTAAAAGTGCTTGGAAAGTTGATAACATCTTCCGTTTTATGAAACATATTTATAATGTTTTTGTTCTTAAAGGACGTGATTTAACAGAAGAAGAAATTGATGCTCTTACTCTGCCTTTTGAAGACTTTGATGAAAACATGCAATATGTTCCTGTTGAACCTGAAGAAGTTATTGCTGGTTATAAAATTGTATTTGAGAATTATGTTAAGTTACTTAATAATAATGGTAAACCGGTTTATAAAGATACCAAAGGTAAGCCTATTACTATTTGGATGAAACTTCTTCGATTCATTAAGAATGATGGTAAATGGCGTGCTGTCGTTGGAAGTAAATCTTCATTTGGTGATTTAGGATTTCCTACATTTATCAACGATGGAGTAATTGAACTTTATAAAGAACAAACTGCTCCTAGTCTTCATATTGACCCTTATAAGGAAAGTATAGTTTATAAGCAATCTGCTGAACAAGCTAAACAACCTAATGTTGCAATGCCTGGTGTTAATGTTATGCCTGGTGTTCAACCTGCTTATCCTACGAATCCTGTTGGTGGATTTAATGATAACGCAGGTTTCAGTCCTTTTGGTGGTGGAGATGATGCTGCTGGTGCTTTTGTTAATCCAACAAGCGATTTGCCATTCTAAAAATTAAAGTTAGTTAAATAGTTGTATATAAGAGGATTAGGTACTAATTTAGTGCCTAATCCTCTTTTTTTATATGTTCACGATAAAGGTCAAATTAAGTATATTATGAAAAGAAATATTGGAAATACTATTTTAACTAAAGATTATATTTTCTCTAAAGTTAGTCAAATAACTATTTTTAGTACCTATACTGGAATTAGTGTTGAAGATATTCAACATTGTATAGATACTGGAGAATTTATATCTAGTCCTTTTCGTGAAGATACTCATCCTAGTTTTGGTTTTAGATATGATAATAGAAATAAACTTAAAGGAAGAGATTTTGCTGGATATTGGTGGGGAGATTGTATAGATGCTGCTGCAACTGTTCTTTCTGAGATTGTTCATAAGCAAATTGATATTTCTATTAGGAGTCAATTTCTATTTGTTCTTAAACATATTGCTTATACTTTTAGAAATATTATTTATGGACAAGACAAAGATGAAAACAACGATAGTAGTATTGCTAGGGCTATTAGTAATGTACGTAATCATAAACCTATTATTGAACTTGTTACTCGTCCGTGGAATAATTTAGACGCTAAGTATTGGGGACAATTTGGTATTAGTCTTAATTTTCTTAATACTCATTTTGTTTATCCTGTTGAACAATTTTATATTAATCGTTCTACTAATCCTATTCCTAAATATTTTTATGATAAAGATAAGACTGATTTATGTTATGGTTATGTGCTTGGACAAGATAATAGAGGTATAGTTAATGTTAAACTCTATTTTCCTAATAGAAATAAGAAAACTGAAGTTAAGTTTATTACAAATAGTAATACTATTGAGGGAGTTATTAATCTTGAATTAGATAGATATGATGCTATTATTATTACTAAATCTACTAAAGATAGATTAAGTCTTGAAAGTTATATAAAGAATTATAGCCATTCCATCCTCCACGGGGGGTCTACACTGGAAACTAAGTATATTGGTGTTGTTAATATTCCGCATGAAACTTATAAACTTCGTCAAATTGAATATGATTGGCTTCGTAGTAAACTCACTAGAAATGGTTTTCTAATTAGTCTTATGGATAATGATAGAATAGGTCTTATGGAAGCTATTATTCTTAAGAATGATTATGATATTATACCTATTATTATTCCTAAAGAACTTGGTGTTAAAGATTTTGCTGAATTAAGAAGTAGTTATTCTATAAATGTTATTAATGAATTAACTCAACAAGTTGTTAAATATATAGAAGATAATTATGGAGAAGAAACTGAATTTACTTGGAATACGGAAGAAAGTGATACTTTACCATACTAAAAGTTTAGTTGGTATTACTTATACCGTAATGCGTCCTATTACTGAAGAAGATGAAAAGAATATTGATAAGCTAGAATATCTTGATATAGATAATAGACATATTGATAAAAAAGATATTTATTGCTATGGAGAAATTAATTTATCTTCTGATGATGATATTCAATATCTCAAAAAGTTTGACTTACTTGATACTGATAATGGTGGAATTATTCATAGTAATTTTAATTATCAAGAAGGTTATGCAGTTATTGAAACAGTAGCTAAAACTTATCCTACTTTTGATGCTATTGAATGGTTTAAATATAATCATTGTCTTATTGGTAAACCTGTTCGTATTATTATTTATAAATGTAAGAAAGAAGATTTATGATAATAAAAGGATACGAAGAAAAGTTAGATGGTATGTATATTAGATATATTAATCATCTAATTAATAAAAGTAATGCGCATGGTGCAATTGAATATTTTATTAAAGATTTAGATTGTACTACTATTTATGATGATGGTTCTCGTCCTAGACAAACTATTAATTATGGTTATCGTATTGCTATTTCTAGTATTGAATATATTCTTGACCAATTATATCTTGTTTTAGAAGAACATCCTGAAAAAGCTCAAGATTATATTGATTATCGTAATAATATTATTAAAAAAGTTATTAATATACATGAAAAGAATATTGATTTCGAGAGAAGAAACCTAGTACGATATTATACTAAAGAATCAAGGAAAAGGACTAGAAGTTCTAGCAGAGTTAATACAGCAAAAGACATCTTTACAAATAACGCCATTGATGTTAGCACCGGTGTTGCAAAGGCTGTTAAGCCTAAAAAGGAAACGGTTGCTCAGCGTAAAGCTAAACTTCTAGGAGGAAAAGCTGTTAGTTTTGCATTTAGTGGTTTAAAAATAAGTGAAAACAATGAATAAACTTTATCGTAGAAATAATAATGGTGCTCCTACTGTTTGGTGGGCAGAACTTGACAGTGGTACTAATAGTATCACTGTTTTTTATGGTCTTATTAAAGGTAACATTCGTAAAGAGATTTATACTGTTACTCAAAAAGATGGCAATAAAGAACTTCAAAGTAGATATAATGATAAGATTAAACAAGGTTATAAATATCTTGTAGAGATATGTGATATGAATGATAGACCCCCCGTGGAGGATGTAAGTAGTCTTGAACTATATAACTTTCTCAACATTTATCTACCTAAAGAACTTACTAATGGAAATAGTGGTCTTCTACTTCCAATGCTTGCTAAAACGTATAGCAGTAATGTTTGGAAAAAAGTCGATTATATGCTTGGTCAGTATAAGATTAATGGTCTTCGTTGTATTATTACTGCTTATGCTCAAAATGATATGTTCAAACCTACCAGACTTCGTTTCCAAAGTCGTGAAGGTATTACTTGGCATACTCTTGGCTATCTTGAAGATTATCTTCTTTCTGTTATTCCTACAAATGTTATCGAAGATATGATTGATGGATATGTAGCTCTTGATGGTGAAATTTATCTTCCTGGTCATTCAATAAATGAAATTAATCATTTTGTTAAAGACCCTAATTGTCTTGAAAATAAACTTCTTCAATTTTGGTGTTATGATATTATGATGGAAGGTAATCAAACAAATAGAAATTGTTATAGATATCATATACATATACCTACTTTATTTGCTGATATTAATACCCATCTTAATAATAAAGAGCGACTCATTATTCTTCCTCATAGAATTGTTAGTACTGATAATGAAGCTATTGAAGCTAGAAATCATTATATTAATATAGGTTTTGAAGGTCTTATATTACGTAATCCAGATACTGATTATCAATACGGTCGTCGTAGAGTTAATTATATGGAAAAGTTTAAAGATACTGCTGAAGGAGATTTTGTTATTATTGATATTTATAAAGAAGAGAAGCGAGATTTACCTATTCTTCTTTGTAGAAATGATATTAATAATGAAACTTTTGAAACTAGATTAAGTTCTCCACATTCTGTTCAACGTGATGTTTTATATAATAAAGAAAAATTTATTGGAAAAACTGTTCATATACATTATGGTGAAAGAAGTGGAATTAGTAGAGTTCCGTTTCATATAAAAAGTGTTGTTTAAATGGAAATACTTGATTATAATATAATTAAAAATCATAGTTTAGATAGAACTAAATCTTACTTTAGTTATTATTATAAATCTATTATTCTATTTACTGATTATGATGCTAAAAGTTATAATTTTGCTACTAGATATAATGATATAACTAAAAAGAATGAACTTTATGTAATTCTATATAAAGATAAAGTTTCTAATGGTGGTGTTCCTCTTATTAGAGATGCTAATACAGGATTTAAGTTATTTCTTTCTAGTAATATTATTAATACTCTAGATAAAAGATTATATACTAAATTTGTTGCTAGTAAATGTGATTTTAATATTAATGTTAAATTTGTAGAAGAACGTGATGATTTTTGTATTATTTATAATATAGATATTGATTAAGTTAAACCTAGTGCTCATATCGAGTGCTAGGTTTTCTTGTTTCAGACTGGATGTAAAATGATACATAACACGCTCGTAGATATGATTCTTTTTGCCTACATTGAATTTTATATATCAAAATGAAGAATCTATCACGATTCAATTTGCATGGCATTGTGAGCTTTAAAATGCGTAATTCTTACTATTACATTCAGCATCAAATTTATCATTAAGTTTACTAGTAAATTCCTATTATATTTTTATATTTGTGCTGATAAAAAAAAACAAATTATTATGAATCTTAATAAACCTAGTCTTATTGGTATTAAAGGATTTAAAGGAAGTGGTAAAGATACTGTTGCTTCTATGATTAGTTATATCCTTTATGTTGGTACTACCAAAGCTAATTTTGATAGTTGGCATGTTCAACATCAAGCAGATATTGTTAGTAATAGTGAAATTATAATTCATTTTGCTGATAAACTTAAAGATGATATTACTGATTTATGTGGTATTAATCGTTGTTTATTAGATAATAGACTTATTAAAGAAACCCATTATTATAATTTTGCAACTGGAATTGTTTCTATGAATACTAAAGATTCTTACCATGTTATTGATGAAGTACCTACAAATTTATCTCATTTATTAGCATTAAATGGTAATAATGTTAGTATTAAAATTCGTACTCTTCTTCAATATTATGGTACTGAAGTTATTAGAAATAAGTTTTGGCAAGAAGCTTTTATTCGTTATACAATTAATAAAGCATTTGGTGTTATACATAAAGAGGGACATTGTATAATAGCTGATGTTAGATTTGATAATGAATGTGAAGCTATTAAAAAATATGGAGGAGTTATAATAAGAATAGACAGAAAAGTTAATGAAAGTAATAACAACCATGAAAGTGAGAAAATAAAGATTTCTCAAGATGAATATGTTATTACAAATGATGCTACTCTTATGGGATTATTTTATAAAGTTCTTGGTTTTGTAATTAATAATATTGTATGAAGTTACATTCTATTTTTGGTATAAATGGTCTTGCTAGAACTTGTTTATGTTGTGGTAAGATTATAGGTTATACTCCTATTGGAGATAATATTGATGAAGACTTTTCTAATAGTAAACAAATTGCTGATGCTACTGTATGTAAAGAATGCATAGATAAATTAGATAATGAAACTTGTTTTGTGGCTTGTGATGTTAATAAAGAAGGTTATGTAATTTCTACTTATGATACTTTATGGATTAAAAATAATGGTCTTAAAGAGTTTTTTAAAGAACTTGATTTAATACAACCTATTAATATTATGCCTAAAGAACATTTTTATACTGTATTTAGTAATGTGATTAAAGATTTTTATAGTAATAAAGAAAATGAAAATAATAGAACCTAAAGTTGAACTTTGGCGTCAAGAAGATGCTAAAGCTCATGTTGCTAGATGTTCTAGAGTTTGTTATGGAAAAGAAACAGGTAATGATGAAGCTACTGTTAAAAGATTAATTAATAGTAAACATTGGAGTATGTTTCGTCATGAAACTGTATATGCTATGGTTCCTATTGAATTATGGTATGGAAATTTTGGAGAAATTCTTAAGGGTTATAAAGCTTCTCCTTATATTTCATGGGTTACTGTTAGAGATTATATATATGTTTCTACTAATGGTAATTTTATGTTAGATATAGAAAAATATGAACCTGTTTTATATAATGAAATTAATAATTATAGAGTTAGTGAAGAAGAATTTAATTCTTGTGAAACTGCTTATAATCTTTTTGCTCGTTGGACATTTTGTGTAGATACTCAAATTAGTACTTCTCGTGAATTAAATAGAGTTAGTCCTAATAATATTGCTGAAAAATCTACTCGTTATGTTTACGAAGATGGTACTATTTGTAGACCTCATTGGATGAGTAATGATATAGCTAATCATTTTAATAATGAACCTATATTTGACGAATGGATTGTTGAAAATGAAGAACATAAAAAAGTTTATTTATATTATGATGCTTGTGAAAGTAGTTTTAATAAATATCACATTCTTATTGATGAATATAATATGAATCGTCAAGATGCTCGTGGTATTCTTCCTATTGATACTGCTACTCGATGTGTTTATACATATTCTATTCTTGAATGGCGCGCTATTCTTGATTTACGTTATTATGGTACTACTGGTAAGCCTCATCCAAATGCCTATATTATTGCTAGTATGATTAGAGATGAATTAATGGAACTTGGTTATGACTTTAGATGAATTTCGTAGACATCCTGCTTATGATTATTATATAATAACTCTTGTTTCTGATTGTCTTGTTTGTGATTTAGAAACTAAATTCGATAATCAATATACTATTATTTATATGAAAAGACCTAATTTTGAAAATAAGAGAAAAGATTATATAATAAGTGTTCCTTGCGATATTGCTGATGAAAGTGAAGAATATATTCAATCTCTTCTTACTTATGATAATTATAAAGATTTAGAATATATTCGTAAAGATAATGAATTTTATTTTTATCTTAAAACTTATTCTAATTAGTAAAATATATTTGCCTTGGTATTGATTGTCATGCTGTTATACTTAAACAAATAAAATATGATTTGTTGGAAATCTTGGTTTAAGTAAAAAACTATGGAATAAATATGTTGAAGTTGAAAGAAAATATAAAACTGATACAGATAAAATGACAGCTAGTGATTATACTCATTTATTTGGATATTTGAATCCTTATTATCGTACTGCTTATTTAATTCCTAAACGTAAAAGATAATGGCTAGTATTTATAATATTACTGCTGAACTTGAGGATATATTTCTTGAGTTGGAAGAAAATGGTGGAGAGTTAACTCCTGAACTTGAAGAACGTCTTGCTATTACACAAGATAATCTTAAAGAAAAACTTAATAATTATCGTAAAGCATATACAATGCTTAATCTTGATGCTGAATCTTGTAAAAAAGAAGAACAACGATTAGCTTGTCTTCGTAAAACTAAAGAAAATAACGCTAATAGACTTAAAAGTGTTATGCTTGATGCTGTTATTACTTATGGTAATTTAGGTGAATCTGGTAATAGAAGTATTGATTTAGTTGATAGTAAACTTTATACTAGAAATAGTAAATGTGTTGAAGTAGATGAAAGTCTTAATCAAATATTTATTGATTTAGTATTAGACCATTTTAAAACTCTTTGGGATAATGATTTAATTACTGATGATATTGAATCATTTAATAGAGAAATTATGCTTGATAATATTAATACTAAATTTGCTATAAATTATCCTGAGCAATCTGCTAAACTTAAAGAAGAAACTGGAGATTATTTTACTCTTGATGATTTAGATTGTATTAAAGTTAAATTTGAAATTGAAAAACCTATCGGTGATTTAGCTAATAAAGCTAATTTTGATTTGATTAATACTTTCTTTAATCATCAACATGAAATGACTAGAAGTAGTTCTGTTAATAAAACTACTATGAAAAATATTCTTAACAATGGTAGAGATATTAGTATTGCTAAGTTTGTCGAAAATACTAGTCTTATTATTAAATAGCTAAATTATACTCCCCGTGGAGGATGAAATGCACATCATCCTCCACGGGGAGTCAACACTACTAATCTTGTTAATTATGGAACTAGAAGATAAAGTAAGAGAAGTAATTAAATGGTATATAGATACCTATGGAGTTACTAACAGTCAAGCTATTAGAGATATTGAACGTATTATTGAATATATTAAAACTTATAATTAATGTATAAAGTTAAAGGTAAACCTTGGGCTTATTCTGGTGCTATTGATGTATCAGATTGTTCTACTGCTAAAGAAGTTATGATTAAAGCTAATCTTAACTTTGAAGTAGCTAAATGTGAATTGGTTGGTAAAATGCCTATTAAACTTACTGGTACAGATGAAGAACTTGACAGAATTATTAAAGAACAGAAAAATGGCGCTCACGTATTTGGTACTGACATTTATCGTAAGTGTGATAACGCCTTTGCTACCTATCGTACTGATTGCAATATTCCTCTAGGAACAGTTAGAAATAAATATACAATTGTTCAAAATAATGAAGCTTTTAATTTCTTTGATGATGCAATTGGTAAAAATTCTGCTATTTGGCAAACTGCTGGTTTTTGGGGTAATGGAGAAAGAATATTTGTAAGTGCTAAACTTCCAAATAATTTTCTTGTTAAAGGTGATCCTATTGAAAATTATTTAGTATTTACTAATACTCATGATGGTAGTGGTGGAGTTAAGATTTTATTTACTCCTATTAGAGTTGTTTGTCAAAATACTCTTAATGCTGCTATTCATTCTAGTAGTAATTATGTTAGTTTTAGACATACATCTAGTGTTTATAACAAAATTAGTATTGCACAAGAAATATTAGGTATTAGTAAAATTAAATCTGAAGAATTTGCTCAATATTGTAATTTGCTTGCTGATATTAAAGTTACTGATGAAGATGTAATTCAATTTATTGGAGAAAATATTCTTACTCAAGATGAAGTTCAACGTCTTAAAGATACAGGTCATACTATTAAAGATATAGCTTATCGTAATGGTTTAGCTTTATCTGATAGTAAAATAAGTAGTAGAAAAATGAATGTTATTTCTGATACTTATAATTATTATTTTGATGGTCATGGTCAAAGAGATATTTTAGGTACTGCTTGGGGAGCTGTTAATGCTGTTAGTGGATATTATTCTAATATAGATAATATTGAAGGTACTAAACGTTTTGATAGTATTTGTTATGGAGATAAATCAAGAAAAATAGAAACTGCTTTTGCTCTTGCAGAAGCTCTTTAATTTATTAATTTAATTATATATGGAAATAAAAGTATTTAAGCTAAAAGAAATTCAACTTCTTAGTGGAGATGTTGTAGATGTAGAACAGTATTGTAATGTTCAACCTATTTTACCTGTTTATGGTAAAGAAGGTGATGCTTGTATGGATATTTATCCTATACACTGTGAATATGATAATACTAAAGATAGATTTATATATCATACTGGTTTAGCATTTGCTATTGGTAATGATGATGATGGTAATCCTAATGAAATGGCTCTTCGTCCTAGAAGTAATCTCACTAAATCTGATTTTTATATGCCAAATGCGCCTGGTACTCTTGATTGGGGTTATCGTGGCGAACTTCTTATTATTTTTAAGAATCGTACTTCTAGAGATTTAATTCATGCTGTATCTGACCTTGTTGAAGTAGTTGATAAACTTAGACAACATATGCATTTACCTGATAGTATGGTAGGTAATTCTAGACTTAAACTTAATAGTGTTAGAACTACAATGACTAATATTCTTGCTAAAGTTTCTATTCCTCCTTATGATTGTAATGGAGAAGATAGATGTGCACAATTAATTATTAATAGTGCTCAACGTATTACTTGGAAAGAAGTTAATTCTATTGAAGAACTTGGTGAAACTGAACGTGGAAACAAAGGATTTGGAAAAGGAACAGGCGGAGCTGCTAAATTTTAAGATTGGTTCTGTTTATATTCATAATAAAACATCTAATGAATATATAATTGTTGATATTACTAAAATGAAACATCCAGATACAGGTAAATGGATTCCTGCTATTATATATCATAGATATGGAAATCCTGACCATTTATGGTGTAGAAGTGTTGAAAGTTTTAAAACTCATTTTAGTGATGCTAAAGTTGAAAGAGATGAAGTATATCTATGAAAAACTTAATACTATTTTATTTACCTGATTGTAATGTTAGTAAACTTTTTGAAGAAAGGCTTCACAAAGCTCTTGCTCTTACTGAGTTTGCCGGTAGGTTTAATCTTATTAGGCATAATCTATATACTGATAATGGTAGACAAGAGGCTAGGAGTATTGGTGTTAATGACGCTCCTACTGCTTATTGTAACGGGTCTGTGCTTCGTGGTGTGCAAAGTGATTACTCTATTAGGAAGTATCTTAAGAGCATATTAGAACAGTCATAGATCTATTTCTTTTGCCCTACATTGAATTTTAATATTTAATGTGATTAATCTATCACGCTTTGATTATCATTCAATGTAGGGCTTTAAAATAACCAATTTTATAAATTCTCATTATATTATATAAATATTATGGTTAAAATTGAATTTTATTATAGAAGTACTGATAAAGATAAAACAGAAGCTATGCGAGAAGCTATTGATATTGCTTTATTTGGTACTAATGTTCAATGTCAATTTAGATATCTTCCTGACCATATTATTCTTGAAGATATGATACTTGCTAAGGCTACTAGCGGTAAGAATATTACTGAATATCCTACTTGTATTATATATAGAGATGATGTAGAATATAAACGTTATAGTAATTCTGTTACTTGGGAAGAACTTCGATATGATATTAATTATCTTACTGGTGATGAACCTACAAGACAAACTAATGATATATATGTTGAAGCGTTTATTGATGAACATGATTGTATAACTCGTGCTAAATGTGCTGAGGCTATTGCTTGGATATGGAAATATCATAATACTAAAGTTGAATATATTCAAACTAATATTGATAATCCAAATAGATTTTCTGTTGTTGTTAAAGATAATTGGAGAACTTATTCTACTTATATTTATTCCGATAGTCTTACTTCTGATATAATTAAAAACTCTTTACTTAGAGTTCCTAATACTATTAAAGAAGCTGTTAAAAATAATGCTATTGTATTATGATACGTATTGACTGTTTTGTTAAAAGTGAATGTGATGCTTGTAAAATTGCAGTTAAAAGTATAACTAATGCTGTTAATGAAGCCAGTTGTGATATTACTTTAAATATTAGAAAAATAAGTGAAGTTGCTACTAGTATTAAAAAGTTTCCTACTACTATTATATATAAAGAAACTTTATCGCATGAACTTAAAGAACTAGCTAGATTGGAAGGTAGTTTTCCTAGTGAATATATTGAACATATTATTGATAAACTTGAAAAATAATAAACTATGACAGTTCGAGAACTTATTGACATTCTTAATACTTGTGATGAAAACGCTAATGTTCTTCAATGGGCTAAATATGGACTAAAGAAGTAAATAGTATTAATGCTAATGGTTTATATGTTATACTTAAAGCTGGCTCTAATAGAGCTGGCTTTATTAAATTTGATGATTAGCTTGGAACCGCTACGAGTGCTACGCACTCTTCGCTATACTCCCCGTAGAGGATGGAATGATAGTTATGCTAGTAATGATAATCTAGTTATAACTAATAGTAATTATAATGATTGAATGAATACTAACTCATTCCATCCTCCACGGGGAGTTGAGCGTAGCGAAGCGGAGCGTTCTACTAATCTTAAACTTATTAGTCCTTGGCATGACTGAAACCCTGGTAGTTAAGCTAGTCTTACTACTGGGGTTTATTTTTGTCTTATTATTAAACTTAAATATATTATAATTATGATTGCATTTGTTGTTTTTCTTGGAATTATATTCGGCGGTGTTAAATTATTAGCTTCTGCTAATAATATTAGTGATAGCGAAGCTATGGATAAATATAGTGGAAAACTATTTGTTGTTGCTATTATAGTTTTTGTTATTCTTATATGTGTTATTGGTAATAATGATGATACTTTTAATTAAGGTATTATTAAACGAAATAGGGCTTGTCTAGGTAGAAATACCATAGGCAAGCCCTTCTTTTTTACTAGATTCAAGTCCAGCTTATTCAAATATATCTTTAGCTATATCTTTATAAGGTATAATACTAAGTATATTTTCATCAAGTTTATAATAACTATTATTATTTGGTAAATCAAGAACTCGATTAATACTACGAACAACAGGTATATTACGAACAGCCATAACTTCAAACTTATTCATACCTTTATATCTACCAGTAGTATATTCCTCAGTAAAGTCTTCTTCAATAAGGAATCTAGCAGCCATAGCAGTAGTACCAACTAAGTCATTAATAGTTTGTCCAATAGCAGCAGGACTAGACCATAGTTTTTTACCTTCAGCATAAGCTCCAAATGGAGTAAATGAAGCAGCTTCAGAAGCAAGACGGTCAGCATGATAAAGCATAAGGTTATATATAATACTTTCGTCATCATCTCCTCCCATACCAGTAATAGCAATTGCGCCGATTATAGCAGCACCTACATAAAGTAAATCTCCTAAATTGCGTCTAATATTTGCTTTTTCATGTTCAGGAAGAATTTCATAATTAAGTTTGAAATTGACAGCAAATGAAAGTAAATTCTTACCATAAGTTTGGAACGCTTTAAGAACGTCACTTACATTATTAATTTCTCCTATATTACTTTCTTTAAACGGAATAGTTAGATAATCATAAAGACTAGTATAACTACCTTTTTCAATAGTACCAAGAGTTTCATTATAATAACCATTCCAACGATAACGTTTCTTAAAACCCGGATAAAGATGTTTATGATATTGCATTACCATACCACCCCACCAATGTTGTTCAAGATTAGCAGAACCAAGTTTATCATATACACCATGAACTTTCTTATTAACTTCACGAACTTTATCAATAAATCTAGCATATTCTTTAAGAGTAAGTTTACTATCAGTTTTTATTTGAGCGATTCCATCTTTAAGTTCAAATTGATTATAAATATCTGGAAGTTTTTCAAATTCACTATCAGCATTTTTAATAAGTTCTTTACGTTTAGCTATATATTCTCTTTTTTGTTCTTCATTAAGATAAGTCTTAACAAAGTCAAATATAGGATTAGCTTTAAAAAGATTATATTTAGCACGTTTTTTATTATCAGCTTTAGCATCATCAATGAACTTATTGAATTGTTCAAGTAGAGCTTGGTTCTCCCCTCCACGGGGAATATTTATTACAGACATAAGAGCATCTTGTTCAGCTTTACGATGATACATTTCTTTACTCATTATATCATAACTGCCTCTACCATTATCAACAAGTCTATGAGATTTAAGCATAGCAAATAACATTACATTCTGCATATAATGTTCACCAACAGATTGAGGACTAAATAGTAAACCACGGAATCTACGAATGTTTTCTTTAAGACCTTCAGCTGTACTAACTTCTGTTACTCTATCAAAATCAACAACGTGACTAAGTTTAATAATAGCATCTTGAAGTGTACTACTGTTTTCGCTATACATATTAGTCATATAACTAACTGTTCCTTTAATCCATTCAGATTTACCACTTTCCCAATCTTTAAGATTAATATATTCTCCAGCAGCTCTCTCCATAAATATATTACTAGAACCGGTAAGAACGTTAGCTATACCACCAGTAATATTCATCATCATATATTTACTACCAGCAATATTCTGAGCAAGAGAACCAAGTTTAACTAAATTAGGAACTTTATTATTCTTATATTGTTCAAATACAAGTTTACGAATAAAACTTCTAAGATGTTCACTAGTTCTAGTTTGTTTTTCTTGATTATATTCAATTTCTCCACCAGCACTAGCTTCTCTATCTTCAGTTACACTACCTTTATAATTTATATCATAAGCAGTATTACTAGTAATAATTTGGTCAGCAGTATAAAGTAAGTTTTTAACTGTTTTAATAGCATTATATCTATTACTTTCAATTAAGAAACTATTAAATACTTCTTCCCAATTACGATTAAGAATATCATTATGTATTTTATTATTCTTCTCTATAATTTCATCTCTAGCTTTAATAGCTTCAGCTTTACGTTTAATAAAATCTTCTTCACTTTCATTAGGTTCTTTAAACTTAGGAATAGTTGGAAGTTGCTGAGTATCTTTATTAGCTAATTGAGATAATCTAGGATTAGGAATATCATAATCTTTATCAAAAGTTAAATCTTCATTGTTTCTCCATCCTGTATTATTAGGAACATTAGCTGTCCAACCAAGAAAACCAATAGCTTGTTCAAAATAATCTTTAGCAGTCATTTCTTTAGACTTAGGTAAAGATGGAAGATAACCCATATCAACATATCTCTTATTACTATTAGTAAAACAATACTTTTTCATAAGTTCGTTTACTTTATCCATAAGTTCAAGTTGATATTCATTAAGATTAGTATAATTAATATTATCATATCCTGTTCCTACTCTATACTTATTAACAAAATTACTATATTCTGGATTAATAAGTTCTTCTTTAGGAGTAATATGCATTTGATTAATACGTGGTTCATAATTACCAACAACAGCACTACCATCATCTTTAATCATTTGCATACTTGTCCAAATACGAATAGGTTTAATAGTACGAGTATATGGGTCAAAATAATGATTATCTCTATACCATTGTCTATATTCTGCACTATCAATACCATATTTATCAAGAACTTCTTTTTCTTTCATATAATAATACTGAGTAGTAGTTTCTCTAGTTCTTTTTTGAAGAATATTAATTGCAGCAGTTCTATCAATATCAGTCCATCTATCTAAATTTTTTGGTTTAATAATACCATAGATAGTAAGATTAGGTCTTTTAGTAATAATTCCATCTTCTTCAACTTGTTCACTAAATACTTTTAACCAAGCATCATAATATTTTTTACCTTTAGCAAAAGCTCTATTTTTATCAAGTTCATATTGTTTCCAATTATATGTAACTTCACATTCAGATTCAATAAATTCAGCAACTTGTTTTGCTTTTAGTTTATCAGTACTCTTTTCTCCTCTTGTTATATCATTGAAAACATTAAAACCAGTTTCAAGCTGTTCTAAATCTTGTAGACTTATATCAGAAGTATTAAGTGTTCTAGTAGCATTATCAAAATATTTTTCAAGTATTTTATTAATAGCTTCTCCAACATTAATTTCCTCTTCACTTTTAGATTTATTACCTGTAAGATAATTATAAAAATCAGCACGATAAACTCTTAATTCATCATCAGCAGAACGTATAATACCAACATAAGGCATACCATTACCTTTAGTATATTTATATTTTCTAACTGTTTCAGTTTTAATAAGAGCTGCACGTTCTTCTGGTATTTTACGACCATCAACAATATTAAATTCATCTTTAGCTTGAAATTCTCTAATAGCATTATTAAGAACACTATCTCCTTTATTAGCATCTTTAAGTTCTTTAAACGCCCAATTTAAATCTTCTATATCTTTAATATCAAGAATATATCTAGCATTTTTACGAATCCATTCTTTAGCTTCTCTATATTCAGGAACTTTCATAAGTTCTTCCATACTAACAAGAAGATTTCCATTAGCATCGCGTTGACTTTCATATTTACTAATTATAGAAAGCTGTTCTTTAAGTTTAGAATCAAATCCTTCTTTAGCTTGTTTATCATAAAATAATTCTTTTACTTTACGAATATTAGTTTGATATGCTCTAAGTCTTTCAGCAACATGTAAATCATATCCAGATTTCTTATTACCATCTTCATCATATAAACTAGTTAGACTATCAATTTGAGAATAGATACGTCCAAGTTCTTCATCTTGACTTTGTGTAGTAATATTATCAGTTGCTTGACTTAAAATATCTCTAATTTTACCATTAAGTTGTTTATATTCAGCAAACTCTTTAGGAATACCATTATCATTTTTCTTAAGTCCTAAAAGACTTCTTTCAAGATTTATTATATAACTAGAATATTCTATAGTAACATCATTACCATCTTCATATTGAACAGTAATAGGTTTAAGTTGATGAATAGTAGTCATATCAATAAATTTAGCTTTATTAGATAAAGCAATAAGATGTTCAACACTATTAGTACCAAATTTTTGTTCAGCTTCAATAGCAGCATCTCGATACTTCTTCATCTTTTCTTCCCAAATAGGGTTATTAGGCTGAATTAATCTACCATTATCATCTATTATACTATTAAGACTAACAGATTTACCATCTTTAGATGCTCTAGTTTTAAGTTCTTTAAGATAATTTCTAAAGTCATTAGATTCTTTAATACCGTTAAGACGACCTTCTTCTACTGTTCCCATTACATCTTTGAGGATATTCTGTAATACAAAATTACGATTAGCTCTAATATCTTGTATCCAATAATCCATAAATCCAGTATCACCATAAGCATCAAATTCTTTCATTAATCCGCTTATATAATTAGGATTAGTAGTACGTAATTGAATCCATCTTTCAAACCAATTCTTTCTAGCAGAACGAACAGTAGTGTTAGCATCTATTTGATTAACTAATTTTTGAATCTTTCTAATATTTTCTTTAGTCTTATCATCAATATTGGTTGTTTCAATATCAATATCACTAATAAGTTTATATTTATTTTTAAATGTATTAGCGCTAAGAATAACATCTAAAAAACGATTTTGAAGTTGTTCATCTTTAAGAACTTTACCAATAACATCAGAATCATTAATAGATTTATCAATTCCGTCAATCTTAATAAAACGATTAATATCATTAAGAATATTATTAGCTTCAACATCTATATAATTAGCTATAACTGATAATGAAAATTCAGAATTATCAGAAAGACTACTACTGTCTAGATAATTAATTTCAGCATTATTAAGAGCATTTAATACATTTTGAGCAGCAGGTTGACCATGACGAACAGCACGAGAAATAACCAAACTAGCATTTTTAGCAAATCTACCAATAGGAGTTTGGTCATCAACACTACTATATCTATCACTTCCATTTATAACTCTATCTATTTCATTTTGATTAATTTCAATAAATAAACCAAGTTTATTATCTTCAATATTAGGATACTTAGCTTTATATTGTTTTAAATCATTATTCATATTAACAGCAGCAGTACCATTAATATTAAGATAAAGTTTATCATTAATAGCATATATAGTATTATTTTCAAAAGGAGTATTCATAAAAGGTTGAAAATACTCATTAGATATATACTTACTATATAGCTCAGGAACTTCTTTATACTCTTTATTTACAGCTTCATTAATATTATCTTTAATACCGTCTATAAATTTATCTCTTTTTTCTTGTTGAGTAAGTCCTTCATAAAGTAAAACAGCAAGAGGTTTATGAGAATTATTATTAGCAATAATACTAGGTTCTATATTATTATAAGTTTCAAATGATTCAAGTCTATCAATAGGATAATATGCTAATGTATTATCATAAGTTCCTTTAATATATAAATTTTTATTAACCCTGATAACATTAACATAATCACCATTTCTAGATATTCCAATATTTTCAAGATTTTCATAACTATTGATAATTATAATATTATCTTTGTTAAGAACATAACTAATATTTTCACCTAGTCTTTTAAATGTATAAGTAGGACAATTAAAACTATTATAATTCTTACGAATAAATCCAATTATATCTTCAATATTATCTTTATCAATAAAACCATAATTATTAATACCTTTCATAGCAATATTTCCAATAGCGATTCCATTATCGCTCAATCCTCTAAGGGGAGTATTACTTATAAGTCTACTAACATTTCTAGTTCTAAATTTATGTCCTTCAACAATAAAAGCATATTTAACTAAATCAAGAGCAGTAAGTTTAATAAGAGGATTAGGATGATTCCAAGCTCTATCAAATAATCTATGAGCATTATCGTTAGTAATATCTCCTTGTATATAATTAATATATTGAATATTTATATTACGACGATTACTACGTTCATCGTTAGCAACTATTTCAATATGTTCAAATATACTTCCATCTTGACTAAAGTTATTTTTAATCCAATCAACTTTTTGTGCAGGAGTAAGTTTAGCAAAAGTATCAATTTCAGTTTGAGTAGGTTCAAATATATTTTTAACTACAACATCATCAGTCTTAATACTAATCAATGTTCCACTTACTCTACCAACTTCAAGAGCTCTTGCTTGTCCAGTTTCATATTCTTTAATATATTTAGGATTAACAAATTCTCCATTTACAACACTAACAGGTAAAACAAGATAAGGACTACTATTATTACCTACTTCAAGTTTATTAATAAGATAATCTTTATAATCATTATATAGTTTTTCATTCATTTTACCACCTTTTGTCCATTCTGCTATTCTATATACATAATCAATAAATACAGGATTAGCAGTTTCAAAGACTTGTTGAGTAGCTTTAACACTAAGTGCTGTACTCATTTGTAAAAATGCAGCTAAACTAGGATAACTACTTCTAGATATATCAGATTTAATAAATGCATTTATACCTCCACTAATATCAGGAAAAACACTTTCGAGTAACAAGGTTTGATCCCCCGTAGAGGATACAGCATAGATATTACTATTATCAATAACTGTACTAGCATCTCTAAATATCTTATCATTAGCATAAAAACTTTGTTTAGCACCATATTTATCAGCTGTAAGAATATTAAGATTATTACTTATATCCTGCCCGATTGAGTTTAGTCGGTTAAATTGTGCTAGAACATAAAGGTCGAATAGAGCCTGCTGAACACCATTCATTTCCCCTCTAAGACGAGATTTATATGCGGATGATGAAAAGATAAGGTCTGGTGATAAAAATGCGTCAGAAACGCTTAAATTAAATAATTTCTTGAATGTTTCACCATAACTTTTATCAATAGTTTCAATTAGCTTTCTACGTCCAACAAAATCAATCTTTTTACCAAAACCAAGAGTATGACCAATTTCTCTAATAGATTCAGTAAGCGGATTTCTAGAACCTTCAGCAAGAACACTATTAGTTTCTTTCCATTTACGAACTAGTATATCAATAGCAGGTTGCCACATAAATCCAATAGCAGTATCATAATTACTTCCAAAATCAACAATAGTTTTAAAAGCATTAAATGTATAAGTATTTTCATTATGTATAGCTCCCTCTTTCATAACGTCAAGAATATGAGCAGTAGTTTGAGAACTATAAGGATTAATCAAATAACCATCAACATTCTTATTATCATTAGACCAACCAAAATTCTTATGAGTAATACGAATATTATTAGAACCTATAGTTTCAACATTTTCTTTACCATATCTTTTAACAGCTTCTTGTCTACTAATAGTATCAGTATTATACATAACTTTAATACCTTCTTTATGATTGGCTTTAGTAACATTACCAATACTCATAAAAGTATCTCTATTAACACTAATACCTTTAAGCTTAATACCAGATGTAGCAGCATCAAACCAATCTAATTGAGTAAAGAAATCACTAGGAGCAACAGTCGTTTTATTAGCACCAACTAATTCTACATATGTTTCGTTAGCTTCTTTAATGTTTTCAAAATTAGAAGTAGTAGTATTTTCTTCAACTGCGGCAGGATTATTAAGTATATCAATAAATGATTGAATAATAGCATTAGTTCTAGCAGCTTGACTACTTACATCCTCCACGGGGAGTTTCAAGTATGATTCGTAAGACTTAAGACTGCCATCTTTAGCTATTTTTTCAACTACACCTAAATTTCCATTATAACCGTCCAATTGAGCAGTAATAACATCTTCGCTATTTCTTAATGCTCCACGAAGATTACCTTGTTTATTATAAGTTTTACCAATAATCTTACGACTAGCTTTATCTACATTATCTTTAACATAATTAATATATCCAATTGTATCTTTGGTATATCTATCATGAGTAATTTCTGTAGGAACATTATTAACAAGATTAAATGTTTTAGACATTCCATAAACACTATCTACGTCAAAGTCAGAACCAGTCTGAGTAACCCATTCATCAGGAACAACTACAGTACTACCATAAGCATCAGGAAGAAACTCTTTAACATACATAATACAAATAGACTGTTTACCTTCTGTTGGAATACGATAACCAATCATTGTACGGAGATTATCTGGAACTTGTTCTATATTAAGTTTCTTAAGTTTATTACTCCATCTTGGAAGTTTAATTTCAGTATAATAAATAGGAGTACCATCAACTTCTCCAAGTTTCTTATATTGAAGTTTACTATCTGTTTGAGTTTGTTTATCAACTTTAAAACCAAAATCTGATAACTGAGCAGCATGCCAACCGCTAATAAGTTGTCTAGTAATATTAGTATTAAAATAACTATTAGCTATACTTTCAAGTTTATTATTAATATTAGATAAGAATAAAGGTAAATTATTAAATCCAGCACTATCTAAATCAAAAAATTCAAGAAGAGATTTTTCAACTCCTTGCTGTTGAGCATTTTCTTTAAATCTATCAAAAAATACAAAACGATTAAGATTTTTAATACTACCATTAGAATTTAAATCAATATGTCCTTTATCATCTAATTCAATACCAAGTTCATTACAAGTTTTTTCAAAACTATTTCTAATATTAGCTACATAATTATTAAATACTTTTTGTTTAAGACTATTAAGTTCATCAGTATTAGGAAGATTATCAAGCATTTTTTTCATAATCTGAATAGCAGCTTTATTATTAGCATCAACCATATGTTGAGGAACTTCTTGTTGTCTATAAAGATAATTATAACTAAATAATTCAGAATTGTCAAATACATTATTATCAAATTCTTTAAGAGCTTCATCAGTTAGAACACCATCATTATTCCAAAGAGTCATTCTATTATGTTGTGCAACTTTGACAGTTTCAACAGTATTAAGTTGATGAATATCTCTTTTAGTCATTATATCATAAACTTTTTCAAGTTCTGTACCTTTAATAAGTTTAGGAATAAGAACAAACTCAGCGTTTTTTACCTGTCTAGGAACTTCAATACCAACAGTAGTATCATAATATAAATCATAATAGAAATTCTTTTGAATTTGAACTTTATTAGCAAATTTACTCCAATCAATTTTATCAATTGGGGTATCGTCTGTAAGACTTTGTATAAGTCCAGCATATTTATCTAATTCTCCAGCAGCTGCAATACGACGAATCCATTCTTCAAGAGTAATATAAGATTGTGCATCGTTAGCATTAACACCAGCTTTAAATGGAGATAATATTCTTTCTCTATCTTTTTTACTTAATCCAGCATCTTTAAGTTGTTTATTAAGTCTATCAATAACAACTTTATCAGAAGGTTTAAAAGTATTATATATAGTAACACCTCTAAATTTATCTTGTTGAATTACTTTTTTACGTTTAGTAATACCATTATCATTATAAGGAACTGTAATAGCATTACCTTTTAAAGTTATATCATATAAATTAGTAGGAGTATCTAAATCGTTTTTAGTAAAATCAGTATTACCAAAGGGATTGCCACTAGCTTGAACTTCTTTAATACGTTTTAGTATAGCTTGACCATTTTTATAAAAACTTTGGTCACCACCATACATATCATACATACTATCTCTAACAAGATAATCATTAACAAGAAACTCAGCTAAAGATTCATTATTAATTCTATTATTAATAAACGTACCATATTTATTTTTAAGTTCTTTATAACCATTAGTTATATATTCATTTAACCAATCAGCAACAGCATCTTCAAGAGCAATACGTTGTTCTCCATTAAGAACTACTTGATTTCCAACATAGTTAAGTCCACGTGTAGACCCCCCGTAGAGGATATCAATTGGCTTACCATAACCAAGTAATTCATTAAAAGCATTATTACTATTAGGAGTAGTTTTACTAACTAGACGTTTAAACTTAAATACTCTTCCAGCTAATACTTTATGACCATCTTTAGTAGTAAATACATTACCTTTTTCATCTTTGTGATATTGATTATAAAAATGATTAGGTTTAGAATTATATACATCACTAAATTCAAAATTACCATCAGTTAAAATAGGATTACCATTAGTATTAGTTTTGAACATTACATTAACAGCTTGAGCCATATTAATAAGTTCTTGAATAGCTATATTATAATATTGTTTAAATAAAGGATGTTCTCTATTTATAACTTTGGTTCCATCTTCTAACTGACTACGCAATCCAACAAGACTATATCTAGGAGCGGTAATAGTAAAGTTTTTAGGAGCATCACTAGGTATTGGAAGTAGATAATTAGCAGTAGGAGTTTCAGAATTATTAATATCAGTCATAAATAATCCCATAGCAGTGATTAAATAATCACCATCACTCATGCTACGATATAAATCGTTATTATTGTTATCTAGTTCGCTAATGCCATTAAGAAGAGAAGTCTTAAACATACTGCGAGCATATTCAGTAAGTTTAGGAGTTCCATTACCAACTCGTCTAAATAATCCATAATTAATTATATTACCATTTTCATCTCTATGTTCAAGAAGTAAATTACTATAATCATATTGATGACTAGCAAACTTTTGTCTAGCATAGGCTTCAGCCATAGCATTTTGTTCTTCAATAGTAGACTTATCATCATTAATAATTTTAGCAATATTAGTAATAAAACTTTTATTAATAACATCGGAACTTAAATTACCTTCTGGATTACGAGAATTAAGTTCAACAGGAATATAAATAATATCTTTAAAAACATCAGCCATTTGATATATAATAGAAGTATCACCTCTATTAATAAAACTATCAGGCATTTTAGTTCTTTTATCTTTTTTAAGAGCTTCTACATATTTATTATAATTATCTACTGTACGATTAATAACATTAGCAAAATTAATAATATTATTAGCCATAGCAGCACGTCCAATTTTAGCAATAGCTAAATTAAAACTAGCTTGATTAATATCTGGAAATAATTCTTTAAAAGTATCATATAAATAAAGATTAGCATTAGGAGTATTTTTATATCTATCATATATACGATACTTTTCACGAGAAGCAGGAACACGATTAGTAATAATATTATTCTTAACATTATTATAAAAAGTATTCTGTAAAATAGTACGAGAATCAGTATTAGGATTAGTTATACGAGAACGAACATAACTATTACCAACACTATCAGTTTGAATGTAAGTTTCAATCTTAGATATAATAGGTTTATTAAATACCATCATATACTTATTAGCAAATACTTTATTTTTGCTAAGTAAATCATGTAATTGAATCAAACATTCACAATTAGGAATATTTTCAGCTATACGTTTAAGACTAGCTATAAAATTATCTACATTACTAGTATCAGCACTAGCATATAATATTTTAGATAAGTAATTAGCATCAGAAAAAGTAACAACTCCTAATTCATTATTAGTATCAAAAGAATAACTACCATTATCAAGTCTAATACTAGAAGTAAGTTTAGGTAAACTTGCAAGATGATATTTAATAATTTCTTCTACGTGTTTATTAAAATCTTTAACTTCACCAATACTTAAATTCCAAAGTTGAGTCATTAAATCAATACCATCATCTATACTATTTTCATCGCCTTCAGTAGAAGTTTCATCAAGGTATCCACCTAATTCTTCATAATCAGTAGTTTGATATAATTCATCTCTTTTAATAAGTTTAGCAACATTCTTATTATTAAAAAGAGCTTCATTAAATTCAGTATTAGTTAGAGAACGCAGTAATGCCCCATAATTAAAATCTTGAGCATTACCATATTTACGAAGAAATGCACCAATACCATTAATTTTAATAGCAGGATTTGGATTATTAATAAAACTATTAAGTTCATTATTTTTAGCTTCATCACTTCCGGCTAATTTCTTAGCACGTTTAAGTCCAGCATTAATAACAGTTTCATTAGTACGTTTTTTAATTTCATTAAAATTTAATGGAGCACCATTATATAAAAAATTAAAACTAAGTTTATTCATAATATCAGCCATATAAGTAATAGCTGTATCTCTAGCTTTAATTGTATTAAATAATCCACGTTCTTCTTTTTCAGCAACAGAAGCTACATCATCCATATTACGAAGTTTAATAGCTCTAGCTTCAAGAAGAGCATTATAAGCTTGTCTTCCAGAAGTCTTAACATTAATACCTCTATCAGCTACAATTTTCTTGAAGATTGGATCTTCAACCATAGCTATCAAACTATAATAATCAGAGTTATTAGAACCATGTTCTTTAATAATAACATTATTAAGATTATCATAGTCTACAAGTTTAATATTTCCACAACTCATAAGTTTATATTTAAGTTTAAATTGATTAATAGCAATACCTCTATGACTAATGTAAAGTAAAATTTAATTACATCGTCATAGAGGCTGTTTTCTTTCGTTTTAAGCGACTTTTATATTTGCTCGATTAATTCTACATACAGCTAAAACTGATGCGCCCTGTGTCAAGCAAAGTAGCAAATTCGGGCTGTTGTGCTATTGGCAAACGGCTAGTCAATTCAGCCATATTCAGCACTATATCATCATCAACACTACTAAACATATCAAGTCCATCATTAAGATTATCATTATTATAATTATAATCTTGACTATTATCTTCATTAGGATTTTCAGTTTGTTCTGTATTAGCAGTTTCTTCTTCAAACTGAAAAGTTTCTTGAATAGCCTCTTGATTACTTTCTTTAGGCATTTTTTTAATAGCTTTATAAGCATCTCTAGCAGCAGCTAATAAACTATCTTCATTAATCTTAATACCTAACATATCAGCAATAACTTCAAGAAGTCTACTAAATAAAGTCTTAGGTTTACTAGTTTTTCTATTATCATCTTTTATTTCATTAAGAGTACTCATAAGAGCATTACTAGTAATACTTTCAACAAGAAATTCTTCTAGAGCTTCGGCAGTATCAAAACTTTCAAACAGATATGGTTTAAGTCTTTCTTTAGTAGAATCGTCTTGAGTATCAAGCCAAGTCTTAAACTTATCATAAATAGGTTTAACTAAAGCAATTGCTTGTTCAGTATTATATTTAGTATAAAGTTGTCTATGTAAACTTTCATGAACTATAATATTAACAACTCTATAAACTCTTTGACCTGCAATAGCAGAACGATTAAGTTCAATAGTATCAGTACTACGATGATAAACAGCATTAACTTGATTACCATTGTTATCTGTAAGACTATCAACTATTTGAACATTTTTTGGTAATATATTAAGTTTTTGAAGAGCATCAATATAATCAATAGCAGTTTGGTCATTAGCAAAGTATTTTTTAAGACCTCTAGTAAGATCATTAGCAGTTAAAGCAGATTCAAAAGAATTAATATTGATAGCATTAACTGTATTATCTAGCATGAACTCAGATAGCTGTTCAGGTATAACTCCATCCTCCACGGGGGGTCTACCTTCTAATTCATAAGCAATATCAAGATGGGAATGTATATCAACTTTCCAATTGCCAGCAGTATCATCTGTATTGGTATTAGCTAACTTAGTTCTAATTAAACCATTACTAATAATAAAATCTTGATAACTATTATAAGAATAAGTTTCACCATCAATATTTATAATAGTTTTACCATTCTCACGATAGATATATTTATTAGTTTTATCATTAGTTTTTGTATTATCATTAATGAAATCTTTACTAATAGCAAATTGAGCATAATTAAACATTTCATCAACAACAGGTCTTAAAGCATTATATAATTCTTTAACATTATTACTATTAATACCATAGTTTTTACCTATTTTAAAATTATTATTAACAATATGAGGAGAATTAATAATAATATTACGTTTATAATTGCCAGTATCAGAATTAATAGTAAAAGCATAATCTTTACCATTAAAATGCGCACCTTTAACATAAAAACCTATATTAGTAGGATTAATAGTAATTTGAAGTCCAATATTTCTATCACCATTAATAAGTTTATTATTTCCAAATATATCTCCAAGATTTTGTTTAAGTTCACTAAAAGTTATTTTACCAATCATATAATCATTACAAAGATTAGTAACTTCATTCTTAATAGAATTAACTATATTTTTAGCATCTCCTTTAAGAAGATTACTATTTAATGGAACTTGTTTACAAAAAGCATATAGAGAAGTACCATCACTATTTGGAATACTAATAACGGACATACCATTAGTAGTAAGATTTTCAATAATAGTAGGTTTACTTTCTCCATTAAGATATACTTGACCTTGTACAACTATACCAAGTTTGTTAATATTTTCATTATAATTAACTACAGTTTCTTGTATATCATTCCAATCACCGTTAGCTTCATCTATAGTATTTAAAACTCCATATTTAACATTAACTGCTTTAATCTTACCTTTAAAATCACCTTTAACTATTGTAGTAGCTTGGTCATAACTATTTAAAAGATTATTAAACCAACGATTAATACTAGCTTCATGATTATTTTCATAAGGTTGATTAAATATATATCTAGTAATATTAATAAGATGTTTAGATATATCAGTAGGTGAACCAACTAGAAAATCATTATTAATATCAGGATATTTATTAATAAGTTCGTTATATAAGTCAGTTAATTCATCAGAAGTAATTTCATCTCTAACAGTAAGTTCATATAAATGACCAATAAATTCTTCATCAAATCTATCACCGTTAAGAATACTAATTAAAGCATCTTTAAGAGGAGAAACAACTTGACCATTCTCAACATGAATATTATACTTCCAACCTTGATTAACCATATCATAATTACCAAACTTATCAATATTAGGAACTCCTATATAACCAACAATTGTTTCATTAGCAAAAATATTAATACGTTTAGTTTTATTGTCATATTCAGCATCTAAATAATCACCTTGTTTAATAGAAGTAAATGCTTTAACATTTTTATTATCAACTATATATCCAAGATTAACATTATTTGTATTTTCAACTTGAAGTCTTTCAAAACGTTCTTTAGCAATATTATCAACATATTGAACAAATTGTCTAGCATTAAGTTTCTTAATAGTTGATTCATCAGTAGCACGATATTTGCCTTGATTATTAGTGCTGTTGTAAAGATAGTTTTTTATTTGATTAAACAAATAATTTTTAATTATTTTATTTCCTGTAATACTATCTATATATTCAACTAATTGCCCAATACTAAGATATACTTTACCATTTACTATTTTACCTCTAGTATTACCTTCACTATCAATACTATTAGCAAAATCATCCATAACAGCTTCAATATTTTTATTATTACCTGTTATAGTAGCATAAGTAGCATTAAGTAATAAATGTCTTGTACTATCATCTTGAACAGAACTATATAAACTACCACCTGTAAGACCATCAATAGCATTGTTAACTATTTCAGTAGCTTCTGTTTGTTCAAATCCAGTCGTGGTAAGTTTATCAATAATAGATTGTCTAGCATTAAGTAAATCACTACTAGTAGATTCATGTCCAAGAGAATCTTCTAAATCTGCTATAGCTTCATAAACTAAATCAGTACCTATTTGTCCACGTTCAAATTCATCATCTGGAAGTGTATTGTTAACTTCAGGTTTAGGAGTACTAATAGGTTCTTGAGGTTGAGCTTGTTCAGTTTCAATTTGAGGTTGTTCAGGAATAACAGACTCACTTGGAATCGCTTCGCTTCGCTCCGCTATACCCCCCGTAGAGGATGGAGTTGATTCAGCATCAGTATCATCATTATTATTATTACTTTCATTAATATCAGGATTAACAGGAGCTACTTCTTGTTTAGTTTCATTATTTACATCATTCTCTATTTCTGCAATTTCAGCTAATTGGTCAATAGTATTTCTAAGATGTTCATTACCTTTTGATGTTAAATCTAAAGCAGCATAGGCATCTCTAATTGTTTTATCAACATTAGGATTATTACCATTTTCTTTATCTTTAATAACAGAATTAACATAATCTTTTCCATATTGTTTATAATCATTACGTAAATCGTCCATAGCTTTATCAACAATTTTTTTACGACTATTATCAAAGAAATTATTAAGATATGTTATTCTAGATTTAATATTATCATCAGATAAATTAAGTTGATTCTTATTAATCTCAGTATTAATTTCTGCATTAACAACTTCTGCTAAATCTTTAAATACTTCATTATATTGTTTTTGTAATTGAACAGCTGATTGAACATCATTTCTATTTTCTATATCAATAGGAGTATAAAATTTATTGATAGCATTAATTCTTTCATTTAATTGAGAAATACGTTCTTGCTTAACATTATTATTAATAGCTGCATTATCTTGAATAGTTTTTATATCTCTTTGAATACTATCAAGTATATGTTGATAAATACCATTTTTAGCAGATTGTATGTCAGTATCTTCTATATGATTATTTGTAATATCTTGATTTAAAACATCATTAGCCCAATTAAGAAGATTTTCATAATTTGATTGACGATTACGAGCATGAACCATTTGAGTAGCTATAATACGTCCAACTTCAAATCCTCCACCAAGTCTATTAACTTTGTTTAAGGTAGTATTATAATCATTTTTAAGATTATTAATTTCAGTTTTAAATCTATTAATAAGTTCTCCACTTTCTTGTTGTTGAATACCAAGTTTGTTAACAATACTATAATTAAATTCTTTACTATTAATAGAACTTTCTAGAAGTTCTAAATTACCAGCATTCATAGAATTAATAATAATATTATCCATATATTCTTTTTCAGCTATACTACGAAGTTCTTCTTCTGTACCGGCAACAATATCAGGATTTACTTGATTACCATTTTCATCAGTTGTAGTTATAAAAGGATTCTTACCATTAGCAATAGAATTAAGTCTTTCTTGATATGCTTGAAATGTAGCAGTACGACCAAGAATTTCATTTTCTCTTTGTTTTTCAGCAGAAGTCCAATCTTTATCAAGTCGCTTATTAATAAATTCTCCAGCTTTATTCATAACTCCACTAAAAACTACACCTCCAAGAGCACCCCAAAATGCTTGTTCCCATAACATAGGGTCTTGAAGATAATCTTTAATAGTTTGTTGAGGAATATCTTTGTCAAATACTTTTTTACCATTATACATACCATCTTGACTAGCTATATAGTTAATAGCTTCTTCAACACCTTCTGTCCATTCCGCTCTTATTCCATGAAGTATATCATCGCCAACATCTTTAAGAGTACTTGTAATAGCTTGTTTAGTAGTTTTATTACTTAAAGCATTAGTAATTGCAGCGGCATCATCTATATTACTATTAAATGCAGTATTTAAATTTCTAAGTCTAGCACTACTAGTATTACCACTTAAAGCGTTTTTCCATAAGTTCTTTAAACTATATACTTGCCATACATCAAATAAAACATTAGCCCAATCTTCTGTAAAAGTAATATCAGCACTATTTTTAGCTATATCTTTAGCTATATCTTCATCAGACATATCCTTATATTTAGGATTATTATTATAAAACTCTTCTCTTTGTTTATTATTCATATTAGCAAGTTGAGTTTTAGAATAATCTTCAATATCTTGATATGTTTGTCTAGCTTCTTGATAATTTTCTAGATATCTAGAAGGAACTCCAATAGCAACAGCTTCAGCAACTCTACTAGTAATAGCTCTAGACTTTTGAGTCATATTAATAGTATTAGCTATTTTATTAGCTAATTTATTAAAACGTATAGTTTTACCTGCAAAAGAAACACCTTTAGCAATTGCTGTACTAGGAACCATTAAAGTTAATGAACTGGCTATACTAGGAGCATTACTAGCCCACCAAGCAAAATCACCAATATCAAAAGCTGCATTAGGATTTTCTCTATATATAGCAAGACGTTCATTTATAGATTCTTTAATATTTTCTAATTCTTTAGTAGCTTCAGATTGATAATCATTAGGACTATCACTAACCATATTATAGAAAGCATCAGCTAAATCAGCAAAACCAATAGCAGTACCAACAGTTATTTCATTACCAATTTGTCCAATCATTCTTAAACCTTGTTCCCAATTACTTTGATTAACAGCACGTTCTTTATCTAATTTTTCAGGGTCATCAACAGGATTAGCATAAACATTATAAGGAGCATATTTATCTATATCATATTGATTAAGATTATATGATTGTCCAGCAATACGACTAAATAAACGACTACGACCCTGGTCACTAATAGAAGTGCCAGGGTTGTAATCAACTAAAGTAGGAGGCTGAACAGCCCCCTTTTTAGTTTTAGGATTATATTCAGGATTAGGTGTTTTATTACCACCTTGTAGAAACTTTAATACATCCATATTAATATAGATTATTAGTTAATTCATCATAGTAATATTGAATAACATAAGGGCTTGTACTACCACTAAGTTGTGCAAGTTTAGTAGCAACATTTTGTTGAATAGCTTGTACAGCTTGTTCATCTACAGCCATTCCAGCTTTAACAGCAGTAACTGTTTGTTCCCATTGAGATAAATTATCTATAATATCAACAGCACTTTCTTTACTAATCAATCCAATGTTTTGATTATTAGTAGAATTAATTAGATTAAAACCGCCACCATTAGGTACTAATTTAAATTTATCAATTCCAGTAAATGCAACATTATTAGTAAGAGAAATAGGTCTATTAGCATTATAATAATTTTCAACTTTACCTTCTGCTTTCCAAGCAGTATCTTGATTCCAAGATTGAATAACAGCACTATTAATAGCTCCACTACCAACAAGAAGAGTTATAGGTTCTCTTTTAAGTTTACCTTCTGTATCGTAATAGCCAGCAATATTAATTTGAACACCAACATCTCCAGTTTTTGGATCACGAACTATAGTAGGAATGATTTCGTTTTTTTTAGCACTTCTAAGATATGCAGTATAAGCTTTTCTATCTTCAGAAGTCATATTTTCAAATACTCCATTCTCACTAGTAATATAGGCTTCACCTTGAGTTAAATCTATACCACTACGTATAGCCATCATAGCTTGTTCTTCTTTATTCTTTTTATAAGCAGAAAGTTTACTAGCTTCTTCTGGATTAGCATTCATCATAAAATTAATTTCAGCTAATTCAGGAGTTAAAGCACTAATTCCAATAGTAGAAGAAGTTATTTTTCCACCATCAAGAACAGCATCATTTTTAGATTTAAGAGAATCAACATATCCTAATAAACCAACATAAGGTTCTTTATTACCAATTGATAATTCTGCATGACTTTCTTCACCATTAGAATCAACTCTAACAAATTTATCACCATAACCAAATAATCTAGTTTTAGCAGCATTTAGAAAATAATTTAAACCTCCTCTAGTGTTTTCAGCTTCTTGAACAGCTTTACCAAAACTATAAATAGATTTATTATAATCTTTTGGTAATTCAGCATATCTATAACCATTACCATCAGAACCAAATCTTATACCAAGACTAGCCGCTTTTTTCTCTCCACCTAAAGCGCTAATAAATGAATTATATACATCATCATTATTAAAGTATTGTCTAATAGCAGAACTATCTCTAAATATCTGATTAACATATTTACTATATGTGTCAGAATATTTATTAGAAGGTAAGTCACTCAAACTAATAATAGAATTATAAGTATCAAATCCATCAATATTATCTTGAGATTTACCAACTTTAAGATTATTAATATATTCTTGATTATCAATAATATCATTAAGATAACTAAGCGCATATGCTCTATCAGTAGGATTGCTAATATTACTCATAATACTATTTCTAATAACATCTGTATCAGCAGTACTTAAATCAATATTAATATCAGGATTATATTTAGTAAGAAGTCCAGCTATTGATTGTCTATTAGTAGTAATTTCAGCTTGAGCTTGTGCAGGCATAAAATTATCAATACGAACAGGAGTACCTTTATAAGTTAAATTATCAATAGCTTGTTTTCTTTGAGTATTATTAGCAGCAGTTTTCTGAGTTAATGCTAATTGAGCTTTCCATGCAGCACCATATGTAGTATCACTAGTTTGATTATAAAAAGTAGCAGCATTATAAAAAGGGTCAATACGTTTAGCAAGATATTGTTCAGGAGTAAGAAGAATACCATTTTTATCTGTTATATCAGGATTACTTCCATTTTGGTCATACTTCCATTTAGCAATCTTATAATCTTGGTCAAGACTAGCTTTAGCACCAGGAGTATTTTCAATAACAGCTTTAACAGCTTCAGCAAGTTTAGCTTTACTTAATCTTTGCCAATCACCTTTAGTATGAGAATAAATCTCTCCTGTAACAGATTTAGTAATATCATCAGTAACCTTACCGTTAGCATCAAGCCATCTTGTTTGACTACCACCACCTTGTTCTTTGGCAGCCCACTGAAGTGCTTGATTAAGTATTTGGTTCATAGGAATTTCAGAAACTTCTTTATCAATAGGAATCCATTTAGTTCCACCAACAACATTACCATTCTTATCAGTTATATCTTGATAGTTATATTTATTAACAGCACGATAATAATTTTTATAATCTTCGGATAAATCATTACGTTTATCAAGATTATTCATATAAGTCTTATAATCTTGTTGAGCACGTAAACGACCAATCATTCCAGGACTAGAAGTTATATCTCCATAAGTACCAACTATATCATCAAGACTAGAATAAGCATTTCCATATTGCATATTCTCTGTAAGAGCATTTCGAACTTTATTAAGTTGTTCTTGACGCCAAGCATCTTCAGCTTCATTTAAATCTAATTGAGCAAGTTGAGCATCAATTTGAGATTTAGTTTGAATAGCTTGTTGATGTCCTTGTTCAAGAGTATTATAAGTTTCAGCTAAAACATTTAAGTCAATAGGATTAACTTGTTGTCTAAAAGTAGGAGTATAAAAATTTATAGGCATAGTTATTTTCCTCCAAGTTTTCTACGTTTACGAATTACAAATTCATCATAATCAACTCCAGCATCTCTCATTATTCTATCATCAACATTAGGAGCAGATGCTCTCATAGCACTAATAGTATTATTTAAAGCTTTACGATTTTCATATCTACTAATCATATCTTGAATACCAGCATTAATTCCAGTAAATAAATTATTTACATTAGTAAGTTTAGCTTCTCTAATACCATTATCAAATGCTGTTTTTCTATCTATATATTGATTGTATTGTTGAGCATTAAATTGACGTACACTTTGTTGATTACGTCTATCTTGATTAATAAGATTAGTTTCAATATTTTCTTTTTCACCATAAAGTTGATTAACAGCTTGACCAGCAGCATTACGAACTCTTTGTTTACGAGCTAAACCTACACGACTACTAGCAGTATTAGAATCAATATCACGATAAGCTTCAAATTTATCTTCTCTAATTCTATCAAGTTGAGGATTAATATTATATTTAGTTTTAAATTTATTAGCACTAATAAGAGTAGGTCTGCCAGGACTTCTCATTTTATTAATAGCTCGTTTACTTGCAAAATAACTACCTAATCCTCCAGCAATATTACTACCAAGACCTATCCAATCAGCAGTAGTAATGTTTTTAAATTTACCTTGACCTTTACCATCAGATTGACTAGATTGTTTAACAGGAACACTAGTAGAAACAGGTAAAGTAGTAGGAATACTAGCTTCTATAGTAGGAAGATTACGATTATAAGTAGCAGTAGGAGGAGTTTTAGTAGAACTAGATTGAACTGATTGACTTGATTGACTTGACTTATTCCTTCCTCTACGGGGGGTATTCCCTTTAGATTTAGTAGTAGGTAAATTTGGAATATTAATATTATCAACAGTTATATTTTTATTATTACCATGACTCCAACCAGCTTTAACAAGACCACTAGCAATAGCAAGTCCATCATTAAATAAAGGAAGTTCACGTTCTGCATAATATTGAGGACGACGATTTCCATTATCTACTTTAGAATTTTTAGTAGGATTATCATTAAAAGTATTAGATTTATTAGAGGATGGAGAATGAAGTAATCCATTCTTAACATTACCACTAATACTAATAATCAATCCATTACTACCTTTCTTTCTAAGTTCAGGATATTTATTATAGACTTTAGCTTTAACATCATTTCTACCATGTAATCCAGCTAATCTTAAAGCATCAATAGCATCGGCTTTAGTAGGAATAGGATAACTTCTATGTCCTCCAGCAAAATCTTTTTTAGCTACACTAGGATAAGGTTTCTTTTTAGAACCATAATCTTTATCTCTACTTAAACCACCCATAGCTTTTATAGTACCGTCATCATTAATTTTATTTCTATCTTTAAAATCTTCTTGAGCTTTAAATACTTTATTTGGATTAGCTCCACCCATAACTAATTTAGCAGGACTAATTCCATTAATAATTGGTTGAGCAGAATAAACTTTAAGTTCATCACTATTAGTTTCTACAATTTCACCATCTTCTACTTCAATACCAGTTTTATCACTAGAACCAATATCAATACCACCTTGACTATGTTTTCTTCCATTCATATAAAAGAAATTATTACCAAGAGGATGAGCAATACCACCATCAACTACATTAGGAACTTTTCCACCAGTAGCATATTGTTTTTGTGGGATATTTCTTCCATTAGTTCTAGGAGTTTGAATAATATTAAATGGAAAAGTTAGTCCAAGGTCTTCATCATTAGGAAAAGATTCTTTATTAAAATTCTTAACATAATCAACAAGTCTACCGGCAGTATTATCCATTAATTGTTCTCTATCATTTCTAGGTATTAAATTATTAATACCATTATAAAGAAATTCATTACCAAGTCTTATTAATCCGGTAGTTTTAGCTACTTTATCATAAACTCCACCAAGTGGAGGAATACCACTTTTAATAAATCTGCCATCTTTAGTAACTGTACCTTTAAATTCACTAGGCATGTCACTTATATGAATAGTTTTATTTTTTCTAGGCATTGTTATATAATATAATGAGAAATTAATATTTTATTGATTTTAAGGCTCTCTGTTGAACGATAACATATAATTCGATTAATAGTTCATACTTATATGTAATAATCCAACAGAGGGCAAAAGATTAACGTCTACGTCCGCCATACCGATATGTTTTCAGTCTATCTCTGTAAACCGATGGAGGCATAACAGACTGTTGATTAATACCATTAGTAATCCATTCAGGATGCTCAAGACCAGTTTTAGGAGCACTATAAACAGATTGGTCATCTTGTTTAACTTGAATAGGTTCTTTACCTTTATTTCCAAACATACCACCAATTAGACTTCCAGCAGCTCCAATGGCAGCACCAATCCAAGCTTTTCTACGTCCACCACATTTATATTTATTAATAAAGCTAAAACGTTGATACATAGTCATTGGATTAGTCATTGTATCAGAAGTAATATTAAGTTGCTGTTGACCTGATTGAAGTTGCTTACGTTTTTCAGCTTCTTGAGCAATACGTTTATTTTCATTAATTTGCTGATTAGCATTAATACCTTGCCCTATAGTAGCACCTAATTTATCAAGTCCTTCTACACCAGTAACAGAACTTGCAAGATTTCCCAAACCAGGAAGAGCTTGAACAAGTTCTGTACCAAAATTAGCTTTACGTCTAATTCTTCCACCACATTTAAGGATAAGTTTATCATTATATTGATTAACATAATCTTGATTAGAATAAGCACTAGTTAAAGCTTGAGCATTTTGTAAAGCATCTTTATGGTCTTGTGCAGCTTGAGCTTCTGCTTGAGCCTTTTCTTGAGCTTTCTTTTGTTTATTACCTTTAATTATACCACCAGCTATACTAGCAGCAGCACCAATAATAGCACCAATAAATGCTTTTTGTCTTTGTCTATCTTTGTACTGTATCATAATTTTCTAAATTGGGTTTGAGCACATTCAAGACTTTCAAATTCAATGCGCTTATTATCTGTATTATTAAATATGAAACGAACTATAAAATAATTACCATAAACTCTACGAAGTTTATCACTTGGAGAATTAGGATGTTTATTAATAGTATTACGAAAATAATTAAAGTTATATTGAGTTAGTTCATACCAAGGTTTTTTATAAGCATTAAACTTATTAAGTTTATCAATATTAATATCAATATCATCAGTATCATTATCTTCATTAAATATACGAAGTATATCTCCAGCATAAGGATGTTCTCTTAAATCTACAGGATTATTAGCATTATCACTATAGAAAGGAATATATATTTTGCGTACTTTATATTTAATAAATTCAAGAAACTTAATAAGTTCATAAGATTCATTAATAATAATATCAATATAACTATTATAAACAAGTTCTGGTTCTTCGCCAACTTCTTGTCTTGAAATCATATAAAGACTATTACTATCATCTCCCATGTGAGTATTAAATCTACCATAATTATATTCATTAGTAAACGCATGAAGAGGACAATTAAGTCTATCATTATTATGTTCAGTTTGAAAATAACATTTAGTTTTAGTTGACCAAGCATTATTAAAGTAATAATCATGTAAACTAATAAAGCTACCAACTTTATAATTAAAACTTATTACTTCATTATGAGCTTCTTCAATAATAGTTTTACTAACAGGATTTATATTATCATATGTATAATCAAACTTAATTAAAATACGATTATTATATTTATCATGAGCAAATCTAACATTATTAGGACGATACTTATCTAACCATAACTTTATATCTTCATACATTAATTTAAGTTGTCCATCATCAAATTGATAAAGAGTATGAAAATCGTCATTATAGAATATATAACCAAATTCTCCAACTATATATGCTAAATCATCTTGCAATCCACCATATCCTTTATCACTAGTAAAAACTTCTTTATAATCAACTTCAAAAGCATCGGGTTGATAAAGTTGTACATTTTCATCTCTAGTTTTAAGTGCAGCACTGATATCAAACATAAACATACTATGTTGAGTATGTACTAATAGATAATATCCAATACCAACAAGATTAGTAATTATTCCTTTATTTTCAGTAATATTTTTATAACCTTCAATAGGAAATACTCTCCAAGCATTAACTTCACTTTCATCTTGAATAATATTACTACGTCTTATAGTTTTATCAAAACGAGTAATATTAATAATATCATTACGATATTGAGTTAATAACTTAGGAACAAATTGGTCAACATTACCAATAGGGTCTTTAAATAAATCAACACTATTTTTAGGTTCTACAAACGTACCAAATGCAACACTTTTTGTATCAGTTTCTTCTTTAATACTAAATGCTATTTTACTAGGTTCATTATTAAAACATTTACTTTCAAAGAACTTATCGCTATAAAGAGGAAATTGAATATATTCAACAAAAGGTTTATCAAACCAACAAGGATGTGTACCATCAATATAATAATAAGGAGTATTATCAGGTGAATATAATCTATAATCTCCTTCATTCATAATAACTCTATTATCATTATATACTAATACTCCATCATATGTCATTCTACCATTATATCCATGTTCAATAGAATATGTTCCACTAGAATAACGAACATCATTAAGTCTTATAAGTTCTTTTTCTTTATTAATATAAATATTTCTAGTACAATTAAGAACAGTAGCAAGAAACATAGTTTCAGCATCTAAAGAAAGTTCTTTATAATCATCCATTTCTAATGCTGTACCTTTTCCAGCTCTATCATCTGCGATACTATCAGCTACTACTAATTTATAATTATTAATAGGTTTATATACATTTCTACTTATTACTCCTATAACAGGCATATTATAACTATATAGATAAGTAGTATTAACAACCATATCAACAACATCAGATTTTTCTCTAAACGGTTCAAATGTACATTTACCATCAATACGAATTATATTAAAATCATATTTAATAGTATCATCAATGTCAAATCTACCACTATATAGATAACATTTATCACTAGTATAATTATTAGAAACAAAACCTGGCTTAGCAGCATAATTAGATTCTTGCCATGTAACATTATTAGCTATATTAGCAAAATCTTTTCTAGTTAATAATCCTGTATATCTAGTAATAGGTTCTACTTTTTCATAACTAACAAACCAACCAACATAACCTAATTCTTTTATTTTATTCCAAAGATTATTATCAATATTAACATTAATATAGAACTTATTAAAGGTATCATTCATATTATATACAAAACCTCTAGTATGTTCTCCACCAATAGATTCAGACTTAAATATTAAATCTGGTATTCTAAATAGTTCATCACCATTAATATTTTCATAATAACCAAATTTAGCTTCATTATCATAATTGCCATAAATAATTTGATTACTAGTTGGAGTATAGCTACCACTATTTATAACTTGATAAACATATAAATCATTATATTTATCTTTATCTTGATAGTCTATAAAATAATTAGAAATAAGAATATATAAATCATCTCTATTAGTTGCTTCTAATTCGCCAGCACTATTAAGTAAAATATTAGTTAAAGGATTATTAATAGGTTCAGCAGTATAAACTACAATTTTACTATCAGCAATATATTGTTTAACATTAGAACTAATACTAGATATTGGAATAGTTCCACTAATTACAACCCAATAAGGAATAGTACCAGCAGTACCATTAATCCAATCAACAGTTATTATAGTACAATGAGAATTATCATTTATAACATCATTTATATATTTATCTTTATTAGATAATTTATATCCTCTACTAGCATCACCATACTTATCAACAAAATGAATAAAGAAATTATATACTTCTCCAGGAATAAGAGTATCATTCTTTTTACGTTCATTAAAATCATAAGAAGGATCAATTACACTATGAGTAATTCTCATTTTACAATTATCAATATCAAATTGAGCAGTTCCAAATATTATAACTCCGCTAGTAAATACAGCATCTTCTGTAAATCCAACACCATTATAAGTATAACAAACAATTTTAACTTCACTAGGTAAACTATAACTAGATATATTATTTTCATACTTATAACTAGTAGGAATAATAAAACAATTACATGCTAAATATTCTTTAATATTAGCTCCGCCTTTAGAACCTACTTTTATTACAGTATTATAATTAACTTTTAAATATTCATGAGCAGCAATACCTTGAATAACAGTTTCATTAAGAAGAGTTTTAAAAGTACGAAAAGGATATTGATTATTATTAAATAGTTTAGTATAATCAGCTATTTCATAATCTACAGTTCCAGTAAATCCAAGACTAGCCATTTTAAAATAAGATCCTTTTTCACTAACTGCATGTACAACATTATAACTGTTATAATAAGCATTAACAGATTTATTTCTAAGTTTAATAACAATATCATTAACAGATTCTTCTAATGTTTTACCATCACTCAAAGTTCTATTATCATTATCACTTTTTTCATCATAATTAGCAATATATATTCTATTTTTATAATTAATAATGTTACCAACATTATAATAATTATAATAATCAGTAGTTAAATCTGCTATATTATATTCCACAAGTACATCTCTACTAAACTTAAAAATATTACTATTTAAATCATCAGTTCTAAAAGCTTGCGTACTATCTTTTTTACATATAATAAGTCCTAATTGATAAAGTCCTGAACAACCACCAGTAATACTTACTTCAAAAGTTTGATTACATATATCTTTAGAATCACTAAAAGAATCACTATTTCCATAGCAATATCCATTAGGGTCATCTTTAGGATCATAAACAAACTCTTTACGAAAACAAACTTTATTAATAACTTGTGGAATTATAACATCATTAAAAATAGGAAATCCAATACTATACCATTTAGTATAATTAGTCTTATCTATTTTATATCTAATAAACATAAAATAAAATCCTTTATAAGCAGCTCCACTAACATAATTTAAATTGCTAACTGTGGGTAAAGTTACTTGAGGAATAATAGACATTTCAGTATCAGGACTTCCAGAATCTAAATCAATATTAATAGTTTTAAGAGGAACATCAATAGAGGCATCGCTTTCAGCAACAGCAATTATAAGATGATTTTTAACATTATATGTATATGTTCCTTTAATCTTACCACCATTATATTTCCAATTACTATTTACTCTATAACAACTAGAAGATTCTTCATTATATCTATAAATATAAGATTCATTATTATCTACATTAATAACAAATAAAATAAGTTCAGTACTAGTAGGAATAACACCAACTATTTTAAAATTATTAATACCGTCTTCATGAATACTATTAGCAATTATGCTACAATCTTCAAGTCCTTCTTCATTAACAATCATCCTATCGTCATTACTTATCTTAATATTTTTAGCAGCAACTAAAGAATAAGGAACACAATCTCCAGGATGTTTATTAAGACTAAGTTTCTTTTGTATATTCATAATTATTTAGGAAAAGTAAAGTTATAAAAGAACTCATTCCAACCACTATCATCATCACTTTGTTCATCTAATAAAATACTAGTCTTAATATCTTTTTTCATACTTTCCCATAAATATAAAGGATTAGTACCATATTGACTAGCAGAAAGATTAAATACAGGATGTTTATATCCCCTCATAAGCATACGAGCCATACAATAATAAGCAAGACCTTGAATTAATTTACCATTAGCAGGTATCACAGGAACTTCACAATGATAATTATCACTATATTGAGTTTCAATATCTTTATAAACAATAGTTATACAAGTATCATTAAAATTAAGTTCGATAGTATTACCATCTACTAGAACATAATTATGACTTGACTTATCATATCCTTCACGGGGGATATAACAATGAGAATGAACTTCATGCTGACATCTTGGACATTCAGTATTGTTATGAAGAGAATAAACTACAGGATTACATCCTACTTTGCCAGTATCAATAACTTCTCTAGTTCTAGAACCGTTTGGGCAACAATCAGCAGGCATACCAAGATAATCTTTATTAGTAGCACGTTCCGGACTTTCGTCCTCCACTCCACCCCCCGTAGAGGATGGAATTGAATTATTATCACTACAATTATATCTACTATTATCAGCTCTAGGTACTTCACAACCGTTACTATCATAAACTTTAAGACCGTCATCAATAAGACAACATTTACTTTTAGCTATCTTATTAGTGACGGTTAATTTAATTTTCTTATCTACTTTACGAAGAACTTTAAGTTCATTCATAGCATCAACACACCAAGCAGCAACTCTAGGAATCCAATCACTATTACTAGGATTGAAATCGTTGTCTATTTTTGCTATTATGTGCTCCACGTTCATACTTTTGTTGTTCGACATTTCTAATATATTTAAATGTAGCACTAGGGTCACGTTCAAGATAAACAAGAAGTTTACTTCTTAGTCCTAGTTTAAGTTTAAAAATATCATCTACTGTTTTACATTCAGAATTAAGTTGTTTAGCATCTTTACCTCTAAGTTCTATATTAATATAATTAGCATATTTAAATTTAATAGCACTATAACTATGAGTTCTATTATTAATTAATTGTATTTCATAAAATTCTTTATTAGTTTTATAAACTACATAAGGAATACCATCATATTTAATACCACGAATTTTATATATTTCTGCTTCTTCTTTATTATAAGGTTTAAGACCAGCATCAATAATTTCTTGTTTCTTAATTCTAGTAGCATTCCAATCAACATAAGTATCTCTAGGTTTATCTCTATATCTCCAGAAATTAATAGTTAAATCACCAATTTCATATTTAAAATGATAAGCATAACCTTCAAGAACACATTTATGAACACCATAATTATAGTATGTATGAATATACTTTCTATAATCAGAATAACTTAATTCAGAACGTCTTGTAGCAAGTTTAAGAGCAGTAATATAATCTTTCGCTTTTTTAGCTAAATCACAATAACGCAAAAGTTGGAGAAGAACAATTCGTCTTTCTCCAACTGTATAACTAAGAGCATTATTAACTACTCGTTCTAATTTATCAATAAGTTCTATATCATCAATAAGAAATTGAAATCCGTAATCATTAAGATTAATATTTAAATCATCTTTAATAACTTGATTCTTACTTTTTATATAAGTTCTACAATCTTCTTTCATCTTATTTGTAAGTTCAAGTTCTTTATTATATTTTGCTATATCGTCATTAGAAGCTTCAATAAACTTTTTATAATAATGACTAATATCTATATCTTTAATCATATTTTATCTAGTTACAAGATTATCAATAGGAGTTTCATTTGTTTGACGAGGAACTTTGACAAGATTACGTTTAAATACAATTTCTTTAAGAGGATCAATCATATCTTCTGGAATAAGAAATTCATCTTCATCATATTTAGCTTCATCATCAATAGGGTCATAATCTACATCTTTAGCTTTTTCTACAACTTCTGTAGGAACTAAATAAGGAATTTCAAAAGGAGATTCAATAATAATCGCTCCTAGATTTTGAAACCAATCTTTATTATTAGAAAAGAAATAAATATAACCATTAATATAATCATAAACAGGAAGATTACACATACCTGCAAGATAATGATAAAACTTAGCACTAGCTTCTTTAGCAAAAGGTATTTCTATTCCAGCACGTCCGGTCGTCCTAACTGATTGGAAAGGTAAGTTATCAGTAAGTCTAACTGGCTTTGGAACTTCTTGTTTCGTACGTTTAATCGCAGGAAGCCCAAGACTTTGACGATTATATAAATCACCATCAGGAACATTAATAATAGAAAGACGAACACGTTGTTGAAGCCCTTTATCAATATATTTATGATTCTCATAACTTCTACGAATTAGTTCATTACGTCCATGGAGAATAGCATATCTAAGATTACGTCTAAGAGGAATACTATTAGGATTGCCAACAGCATGAGCAAATTCACTAACTAATTGATTAAGACTAGCCATATTAAGATTGACTTGAATTTTCTAATGCTTGCACTCTAGTTTCAAGATTATCTACCTTATCAGAATAAGTTTGTAATTTAGTTTCAAGTTCTTCAACAGTTTCAACTAGTTCATTATGTTTTTGTTGAAGTTGAGTAACTTTTTGTTCTAATTCTGTATTATTAGTATAATCTACAATAGAATTTAATAAATTAATTAATTTATTTCTATCATAATTACTAATATCAGAATTTAAATCAAGTATTGTTTTGGTAATATCTTTTTTAATTTGTTCTTTAGTCATAACATTTCATGTTTGAGATTTAACTTTTTCTTTTCTACATTTAGTATAAATACGCCAGTCATATCTAGTAATTTTAAAATTAATAGGAAAATGATTAAGTTTATGTATAGAATAAAATAAAGTTTTATCCATACTATCAGCATAATAGGCTTTACCATTTCTAATAAAATTAATTCTAAAATACTTAGAATAATTAATAACTTGAACTATTCTAACGTATTTACCATAATATTTAACATTATCAAAAGTAGGAATAAATGCAGAAGAACCCCCAAGTAGGATTACCATCTTCATTAATATAAAGACTATCTCCTTTAGATGCACCTTCTAAATTAGGTAAATGTTTAAGTCCTTCAGCAAGTTCGTTTAATATATGTTTGTTAAACCTTAACAAACCATTATATATCTCTACTAAATTAAAGTTCGTATTAAGCGTTTTCTAAAGCATTAACTCTACCATCAAGAGAACTAATATTACTACTATTTTCATTAACTCTACCATCAAGAGAACTAATATTACTACTATTTTCATTAACTTTAGTTACAAGACCTGAAAGAGCAGAAATAATAGCATCATTTTTAGTATCGTTACTAGATTTCATATCATTAATAGCAGAAACAACTTTAGTAAGTTTAGTTTGTAAACTACTATTCATATTATTTATACTTGTATTAATATTAGTAAGTTTTTCATCCATCGAAGTTTTAGTAGCAGATAATGTACGTTTTATATTATCAAGTTCTGTTATAACTTCGGCAAACTTTTTAGCAAGAAGTTCTTGTGTTTCATCAGATTCACTTTTATGTTGTTTTTCAAATTCATCAAATTCAGACTTAACCATTTGATGTAACTCGGTAATCTTTTGACTAATTTCATCAAGATTAACTATTACATTATTTTCTCCAAGTTCTTCATGATTTTTATTACCTGATATACTAAGTTTAAGATTATTAATAAGTTTACTAATTGCATCTAACTTATAATTAACTCTTTTATCATCTTCCATATCTTTAAAATTTAGTTTGTTACAAATATAAATTATATTATTAATAATAAGCGATTTACCTATATTATTAACTTTTTTTTAATTAAGCACTCTTAGAAGTATTAATACTTAGATATTTAGTCCAACTATAATGTTTACGATTATCTATATAATCAATGTTATCATCATTATTATGTGCTTCTTCTTCAAAACTTATATCTTTATAAGCATCGTGTTGTTTAACATGAAAACATCTTATAATAAGATATTCTATTCCATACCATAAATAGAAGAATATGTATAACATCTCTTTCATTTGTTCTGTATGAATAGCTTCATGATTAAGTTCTTTTTTACTTAATTCTCCTTTAGTAAATACAATACCAAAAATATTAATAGCTTTATATCCACCAAAAGGAAAATGTTTAGTCTTAATAACTCTCATAGCTTTATTATTTATAGATTTCACATTGTAAATATTTATGTACAGTCATAGAGGCTATTTCTAGCCTCATAGACAGACTTTTATCAAACCGTGTATAGTTAATCATCTAGGCTCACAAACAGCTAAATTCGAAAAGCTATACTCCCCGTAGAGGATGTGATAGGCTAGAATCAGCTTTGTAATCTAGCTAATAACTACTCACATTATATTAACCAATAGTATTATCTATATCTTTATATCCAACACCAAACTTCTTTAGAATAGGACTAACAACCCAACTCCAAAACACAGGAGCAAGTATAGCACTATTAACAAGCATAATAGTATTATCATATCCAGATGCAATATAAATCATAGCCATAATAAAAATACTTATAATTAATATACATCTTTTCTGCCAAGTAGGAACTTTATTATCGCCGTTAAAGTAATCAATAACTTTAATAACAATATAAGTTAGAACATTAACAATGAACATAAATCCAAAGTCAAAATTACTAAGGATACCATCTACAATTACATCAATAAATTTGTCCATACTAAAATTTAGATAAATAAAAAGGGAACTCTTTGTTTGGTCATTAACATTATTTTAACTTTCAATAGGATTATATATTGTCAACTCACCAATTTTGTTAAGTTTAGTATATTTTATTTCACCAATTGAAGTCCTACCATCATCAGCAGGACGACCAGTTTGACTAGCAACATTACATTGAATAACTTGTTGTCCTCTAAATTCAGAATTACCTGCAACAAAACCATAATTAAAATTATAATTATTATTATATTCTGTATTATAAATAGTATTATCTGAATTAAGTAAAGCTGTCATATAAGTATATTCGTAAGCATCATCTTTATCAATATTTAACTTAGGAGAACCAAGAGTATTAATATATCCACTTAGATTTATTTGATTATTCCATACTTTATACTTAGTATTAGGAGTATTTTGATACCAACAATAACCATCTTTATGTACCATTCCATTACCAGTACGAATTACTTTAACATTAGGAAGTTCAAAAATACTATCATCAACAGGATTAACTCTAAAATATATAGATTGTCCACCACCAATAGGTCTGGCTTCAACAACTTCACCATACCAACATTCTTTATAACCTCCATTACTATAATCAGGCATATCTATTTTACCATCAGAAGTTGGAAATAAAAATTCTCCACGTTTATCAATATCATCTTCAACATTTGCTAATTGCCAAGCATAAACTATAACTCCTCCTTTATAAGCGGTACATTCAATAGTAACATTTCCAATAACTTTTGAACCATACCAATTAGCACATAAATTCATCTTCATTATATCAGGCATTTTATCTTCTAATTCAATCATGGATTCAATATTGAACATAATACATTCAGCACCAGAATTTGTATTATCACCACCCCAATATAAATAAGGTATAACACCAGGGCTTTGACCCCAAGAAAAACCAACAGATGAATAATTTAAACTATCAATAGGAGAATTAACATAATATGATTTAGTATCCAAATCAGAACCATCATTTTTACCCCAAATATATCTAAGTTGAACACTAGTAAAATCACTAAAATGAATAACAGAAGTAGACCAAATATGATTAGTACCATCATAAACATGAGCAATATTAGTTTGACCTACTGTTCTCTTTCTAAGAGGTTGAGCAACTCCTCCTTGACGTCCAAGATTTAAACTCATTATTCATCAACAATATTATAAGTCATTCCAGCAACCGGGGTTATAGTTGCATATTCAGTAGAAGTACCTGTCCAAATAGGAAGACTTAATTTATTATTATTTGCACTAGGCATAGTCATATTAACTCCACATCCATCGTTAATAGCTTTTTGAATCTTATCAAGATTAACACTTTGAGTAATAGTTTGATTTATTTCTTCTTTAAAACTATTAAATGTATCATTAGTAACATAACCACCAAGTAAATTATTAACTTCTTGTTTACTATAAGTTTCACTTTTAGTATAGTAATTATCAGACATGTTATTAATTTTTTCTTTGGTATATCCTTCCATAGCAGAAGTATCACCCATTACTCTCCATTCAGTACCATTCCAATAACAAATCTTTCCACCACGATATTCAATTTGACCAACAGCCCAATTACTACAAGTAACATTAGGAAGATATTCAGATTCTTCACCAACCATACCTGTAAGTTTACATTTGTTCAAATCAATAGTACCGTTTTCTATAATACCACCTTCAAATACAAGTTCACATCCGCTAGGCATTGTAATAGTTTTACTATTTAAATCAAAAGCATAACGAATAATATAACGAGTATTTTCTTCATTAAGCATATCTTGAGTAAGAACAGATTTATAATGAAGATAAATATTATTTTTAACTTGAACTAAATCTTCATTATTAAAATAATATTTAATATCATCTATATTATTAACGTATATAACATTTAATCTAGGACGTTCATCAGAAAGACAAGTATTATAAACATTATAATCATCAGATGAACCATAATTAACAACAGCTCTTGATTTAACTCTATCAGTAGCTTTTACAATAGTCCATCTAGTATAATAATTATAAAATCCTACACCATCTTCACTAGTCTTAACTCTAAGAACAAATAATTTATGATAAGTATCATAATAAACTCCAGCAGTATTACCTAAATCAATATTGATAACTTCATAATTATCTGTATTAAGAATTATCTGACCATATTGTTCACAATAAGTATCATTAAGAAAACCATCAAATGGTAAATGTTCTACATTATCTATTTCATCCTCCACGGGGAGTAAAACCCTGCGAACTATTTTATATCCTTTACCACTTTTATATTCAGGCTCATAAGGTCTATCTTTAAGACTAAGACGATTAACATTACAACAACCCGGACTTAATCTAATAGTAATATCTTCTTCATCTGGATAATTAATAATATTAACTTTACCATCAGCAGCAATCATTTGCTTAAGAGCTTCGTTAAGCATATTCCAATCAATAGTTCCATCAGCAATTGGAATTTTAGCACCAGATTCTTCAAGATATTTTTCACTAAGAACTTTAGTCCAATTATCATCAGAAACCCAACTAGCTTCAACACCAGCTTGCATATTACTGCCTATATAACTTTCAGTTACAGATATGTTATGTTCTGCATCATAATAACTTATAGTAAGACTATTACGTCTAAATATAGCAGGTACAGCTTTACGAGTGTTAACTCTAGTTCCTTGATATGGAATCCATAGATGATTAAATCTAGAAAGAACAACAGTTAAATTATTGTTTGTATCTTTATCAAGAATATTTTGAAGATAAGTAATAGGAAATACTTTATCATAATTATTCTGACTTAGTTTTTCATATAATTGTTTATCATTCATAGCTATATAATTAATTTGAATAATTTTAATAAGTAAATAAACAATATAGTTATCACTAACATTGTTATATTGAATAATATTTTCATCATGGTTCAACCAAAACTCTTACATTAAATACTATATTATTAGAAGTCATAGTAAATTGACATAGTATAGTAAAACCAGAAATAGTAGTATTAGAATTAACACTAATAACAATACCATTATTACTTATACTAATGCCACTAACATTACTAGAATTACTTAAACTACAGTTATATTTATCACTGCTACCATCTTCATGTTCAAACCAAAATTGTAATTTACCAGAATAAAATGTACTAACATTAGTAGGAATATATACGTAAACACTAACAGGACTACTAATAATATTATTATAAGTTGTTTCTCCATCATATATAATATCTACATTCATACTATTTATATAAACAGGTAATGCAACATTAGTAGTAGTAAACTTATTATTTTGTATGCAAAAACGACCAACTACAGGATTACCTTGTTGAGTACCTCTAGTAGTATTATTTTGTGAACCTAGCCATCTCCATTCAACATACCATGTTCTACTACTAGTAGAAGAATTAAATAAAACTTGTATTCCAAAAGCTATCATATTATCACCTATTGTACTATCATTACCAACTAGTACATTACAATTAATTTTACTAATAGTTACAATATCACTGGCAGTATAATATTTATAAGTAGTACCGCCACTTCCTTCTACTCCATTCCAAGTATATTTTTGAGTAGTATATATCTTATAATATACATATATTAATTCTCCTTTTGAAGATATATCCTTATCAATTTCACATACATTAGGATAAGTGGTACTATCAATACCGGTATCTGGACTAGTTCCATAATATGTAGTATGATATATTACATTTTGATAAACTAAACTACCAGCAGATTGAGTAATAGTAATATCTTTAGTAACACTATCTATAGTAGCTCTAAATACCGAACTACGAGAATTAGTAGAAGTATTATTACCATAATTAACAGTTTTACTATTTAATGTTGCAGCTCCACTAACTTTACTTAATGTAGGAGAACCACTAGCATTTTCAGTATAAGTAGTTCCAGTACCATTCCATTGCCAAGTTCTACTTCTAGTAGCAGATGTAGATAATGTAGAATTACCGCCAGCAGCAGCTATAGTTATAGGATTAGCAGTTAAAGTAATATTCCATGCTCCCCAACTACTATAAGTTTTACTACCAGCAGATTGAGTTACAGTAGTATCTTTAGTTACAGAATCCATTGTAGCTCTAATAACTGTACTTCTAGCACTTGTAGAAGTATTATTATTATAAGTTACTTTATTACTAGCAAAAGAACCAGCTCCACTAACTTTACTAAGAGTAGGAGTTCCAGTTCCTGTTTCAGTTCCACCACTTCCACTAACTCCGTTCCATGTCCAAGTTCTTGTCCTACTTGCAGAAGTAGTTATATTTGAACTACCTCCACTAGCAGCAACATTTCCACTATTAGAAATATTAACGGTCCATGCAGACCAAGCACTATATTGTTTAGCCCCAGCAGATTGAGTAATAGTAATATCTTTAGTAGTTGAATCAATAGTAGCACGAATAACAGTTGATTTACCACTTGTACTAGTATTATTTCCATAAGTAACTTTAGGACTAGTCCAATCACCTGTACCACTAACTTTACTTAATGTAGGACTTCCATTTCCAGTTTCTGTACCACCAGAATCGGCAACACCATTCCATGTATAACTTCTAGTTCTACTAGCACTAGTTGATATAGTAGCTGTTCCACCTGTTGCTCCAATACTAGTTTTATCAGCACTAATATTAACAGTCCAACTAGACCAATTACCATAAACTTTAGCACCAGCAGATTGAGTAATAGTAATATCTTTAGTAACACTATCTATAGTAGCTCTAAATACCGAACTACGAGAATTAGTAGAAGTATTATTACCATAATTAACAGTTTTACTATTTAATGTTGCAGCTCCACTAACTTTACTTAATGTAGGAGAACCACTAGCATTTTCAGTATAAGTAGTTCCAGTACCATTCCATTGCCAAGTTCTACTTCTAGTAGCAGATGTAGATAATGTAGAATTACCGCCAGCAGCAGCTATAGTTATAGGATTAGCAGTTAAAGTAATATTCCATGCTCCCCAACTACTATAAGTTTTACTACCAGCAGATTGAGTTACAGTAGTATCTTTAGTTACAGAATCCATTGTAGCTCTAATAACTGTACTTCTAGCACTTGTAGAAGTATTATTATTATAAGTTACTTTATTACTAGCAAAAGAACCAGCTCCACTAACTTTACTAAGAGTAGGAGTTCCAGTTCCTGTTTCAGTTCCACCACTTCCACTAACTCCGTTCCATGTCCAAGTTCTTGTCCTACTTGCAGAAGTAGTTATATTTGAACTACCTCCACTAGCAGCAACATTTCCACTATTAGAAATATTAACGGTCCATGCAGACCAAGCACTATATTGTTTAGCCCCAGCAGATTGAGTAATAGTAATATCTTTAGTAGTTGAATCAATAGTAGCACGAATAACAGTTGATTTACCACTTGTACTAGTATTATTTCCATAAGTAACTTTAGGACTAGTCCAATCACCTGTACCACTAACTTTACTTAATGTAGGACTTCCATTTCCAGTTTCTGTACCACCAGAATCGGCAACACCATTCCATGTATAACTTCTAGTTCTACTAGCACTAGTTGATATAGTAGCTGTTCCACCTGTTGCTCCAATACTAGTTTTATCAGCACTAATATTAACAGTCCAACTAGACCAATTACCATAAACTTTAGCACCAGCAGATTGAGTAATAGTAATATCTTTAGTAACACTATCTATAGTAGC